AGGAACAGATCGGCGAGATCATGGAGGCGCAGCAAGCCTTGATCGAGCAGGTTGCGGGTCTCAAGAAGTATTGCGAAGGAAAACGGACCATTGTGTTTGCAGCAAGGGTGCGGCACGCCGAGATCATAGCCTCGATGCTCAACGATGATAATCCGGGGTGTGCTCGATCGGTCTCGGGCAAGACTCCCAAGCGTGAACGAGACCACACAATCGCCGAGTTTAAGGCCGGGAAGATCCAGTATTTGATCAACTGTGCGGTGCTCACCAAAGGATTCAACTCGCCCGAGATCCAGGTGGTTGCTATTTGCCGGCCAACGAAGTCATGGAGCCTGTTCACCCAATGCGTCGGGCGTGGAACACGGCCACTCAGGGGGGTTGTTGACGGGTTTGATACCGTTGCCGAGAGACAGGTCGCTATTGAGTCGTCAGAGAAGCCTCACATGACTGTGCTCTCATTTGTCGGGCGTGAAGGAGCAATGAACCTTGTTGGGCCGGCGGACGCTCTCAGCGGAGACATGGACCCCCCAGAGGTCAAGACCAGAGCGAAGGAGTTGATGGAAGAGGGCGAGATGGACACGATCGACGCCATTGAGCAGGCGCGTGAAGAGATCGAGACCGAGCGGGTCGAGCGGATGGAGAACGCCAAGATCAATGTTGGTGATGCCGACCTTGAGATATCCGAGACCGACCTGTTTAACGACCGGGAGTTCAAGCTAGCCCAGAAGGGTGAGATTGATATCCCGCCACGACGCCGGCTCTCGTATCTCCACAAGCTCGGGTATGAGCCTAGGGAGACTGGCACATGGCCTGGCGAGAAGGTTGAGCGGGCGATCAAGTGGTCGCAAGATCGTGAACGCAACGGGATGTCCTCATACAAGCAATCAAAGTTCATCGAGAAAAACTGTAAGCAGTACACCCGCGAAGATCGTTTGGCCATGACCAAGCGGCAGGCCAGCAGCATTGTGGTCTCGCGGATGCAAGAGTTCAAATCCAAGAGGAAGGGCGCGTAATGGCAAAGCAAGCTGATCGATTCCGCAGGGGCGAGTATGTCTATATGCGATTGCAGGTTGTCGGCTATGACCACGCGCAGAACGGCTCTCCGATGGGTGATGTTGTGGTCGCGACTCCGGTGAGCAACAACGGTGATGCTATGCCCGAGCACCATTATGTTCGGGAGGGTTCGCTGATCACCCCAAAGGAAGCGATGGAAAGGATACTCAACCGCCGTGCGTAGAAAAAAGAAAAAAGCAACACGGTACGCTCGACGACAGATCCCAGGCGGCGCAAGCCGCGACCGGCTCTTGAACAACATGGCGTCATGCCAAGGGAAGATCAGGTACGGAGCCAAGCGAGCAAAGTCCGAGGCGAGGCGCATTCGAGATGATGACGCATACGAAGGATCGTGGTGCATCGTCGCCTACAGATGTTTGTGGTGCAAAAAATGGCACCTCGGACACAACCCATCGAAGATGATTCGGATGATCAAGAGAGGGAAGAAATGAGCACACACACGAGAGGAATCGAACCATGATGAGATCAGGCGTACATCCTGCCAATGTTGAGTTCACATTCAGGCCCATCCAACAATGGGATCAACCCCGACGCGAGAAAGAGACATGCAGATTCAGATCCACCGCAGGGCAGACTCAGAACGATTTGAAATGCGAGCTTGCAGCTATCGGTGTTGATGAATGCGTGATACAAGCTGACTTAGATGAATCACAGATCCGCAACGATGGGATGCCTTACGCGTCAGCCAAGTTCAAATCTGATCGTGTCATTATCTCGTTTGATCACCCAGAGCAAGGTTCAGTCAGCTTTCCATGCGATACATACGACGGATTCTGGAACAATGTTCGAGGTATCGTCAAGACGATGGAATCGCTGCGAGCAGTCGATCGCTACGGCGTGACAAAGAACAGTCAGCAATACACTGGCTGGAAGCAACTACCAAGCAACGCGATCGTGCTGCAAGACTTCCGATCAGTCGAAGACGCAGCTGGGTTCATTGTTGAACATGTCAGCGAATGTTTCTTTGGAGATGAAACCGAGCAAGAGAAGTGCGATTACATTCTCGACGATCACACGATGCTGAAATCCGCGTACCGGGATGCCTCTATGAGATGCCACCCAGACAAGGGTGGTAGTGATCAGGCAATGGCAAAGCTCAACCGTGCCCGCGACATGATCATTAAACACACGAAGAGAGGTGCAGCTTGAATCGCCCCCTCATCTCTATCGACCCATCCATCAGGTGCACAGGCGTTGCACTGTTCGACACAAGTTGCGAGCTGGTGAACGGTGCGTTGATCAAACCACGCACTGATTACACACGCAACAAAATCAAACACACCATCCCCTCAATCGACCGCATCGACGAGATCATCCGTGAGCTCGACAAGTGGCTCTCACAACATCCAGACGCACAGTTTGCGATCGAAGTCACCAGCGGCAAGACCAGCGGACGACACGGCGGCAAGGGTGCAGGACTCGGCACATACGGCATGGTCGTCGGGCAAGTTGCTCGCTGGGCAATCTGCAATGTTGGTCAAGATCGCGTGCATCAGATTTACGAGAACGATTGGACAAAGGGCAAGAAGAAAATCTACCGCAAGCCTCAAGCTGAACTCAGCTATCCGATCTACAAAGAACACTGGTCAGCGAAAGACGGCGGGAGTGATCTTGCTGACGCGATCTTGCTCGGAGACTACACGATGAACTTGATCAATACCGGACAGATCGGGGGTGCGGCGTGATCGCAGCATCAGCTCATATCGACACCCCAATCGGAAAGGTATACATCGGCCCCAATGGCCGTGCAATGGCGACATGGAGGATTGGTGAGTGCAAGGGTGGACGGCTGGTATCAACTCCTGATCTATCTGACGGAGAGATCCAGCAGGCTGGGCTCACCGGCAAAGTTCTATCTGCAACCGCCGACGCGAATCGCATCTACGACAGCAAAGGAGCCACCCCATGAGCTTCCGCGAGGCCTACATCCGCGTGGCGATCGTTGACGACTCCCGCGACATGGTTCGGTGCTTACCAGTCAACGAGCAGCACGAAGCGTTCGACGGCGCAGGTTGTGTGCCGTGCTACTTGAGCGTGCACAAGGACGCGATCGTTGAGGCACCGATCCAGCGTGAAGTAGATGACATCCAGTTGTATTACAACATGAAGAAGTTCAACCAACCAAGAAAGCAGGTGACATCATGACCACGACCAACGAACGAGCGTGCAACTCGCTGGTAAAGCTTCGAGACGAACCGATCAAACCAGTCCAACCAGTGGGCAACTGTTATCAACAAACAATGGCGAGATGCGAACTCTCTGAGGTATCTGAGAAAACCCAGTCTTTCTACCTCAAGATTCCCGGTGAGGGGCGGATGGAATCGTGCTTGGTCACTTTCACTCCCGAGGGCATCGTAATCCACGGTGATTTAACCCCATGCAGGAATGGCGTGATTTCATGCTATGGGAAAGGGATCAACTGGTTTAGAGGCGAGTTGAGTCCCTGCTATCTCGCAGAGAAGTTTCTTGAAAAAGGATTTCACGCCAAGGAAGCAGCGAAGGAGATGCGTGATCATCAGCATTGGATCCATGGCGATCCAGAAGACGACTTGTCCACGCCTTTGACTGCTGAGGATTGGGAGAAGGAAGTAATCGAACTCTGTGATGATCTTGAGTACGGCGACTGTACTCATCAGGATCTTTATGAGTGGCTATCAGATCGAGACATAGACACTGATGACATCCCCGGATGGACATACAACCCGCGTGATGTGAAGTTGCTGTCTGCGATCCAAGAACGGTTCGCGGAGCTGTACAACGCGATGCGTGCCAGTGAAACAACGAAAGCAGGCGAATCATGAATGCCGAACGAGCGTGCAACTTTAAACCCCATGAGATCCCCGGCTTGCTTGATGGGAGTAGGACACAGTTTCGGCGGGTGATGAAGCCGCAGCCCGAAGATGGGGTTGTTACAACATCCCATCATCAATCATGGGATCACAGTGTGTGCGTCCAGGGCACAAAGATTGCTCGCACTAAAGCAAAAATGACCATGAATGGTGGATGCCCATTTGCAACGAAACAACTTATTGAAACCAACCCCCTTGGCCGACCCGGCGATGTGATATGGGGGCGGGAGGCGTTTAAGGCTTTCATGGGATCTGATTGCCGTATCGAGTACAAAGCAGGTGGAGTCGGCTTTGAAGGCGATTTGCAGAAATGCTCAACTATTCCTATGTCAACAACTGAATGTGAAGAGGTTTTTTCAGGAGATAACCCCGATTTTACGCCGCGATGGAGATCAGGAGCCGTCATGCCCCGCTGGGCATCCCGCATCATCCTCGAAATCGTCAGCGTCCGCGTGGAGAGGTTGCAGGAGATCAGTAAAGAGGATGCGATTGCGGAGGGGTGTAAAGGTGGGCATGGCTCGATTCCGGGTTATGGCTTTAGCGCGATGCCTTATGAGCACTTTAAACATGTCTGGAACACCTACGCCAAGCCCGGCGAGGACTGGGACGCGAATCCGTGGGTATGGGTGTACGAAATCAAAACACAGAAAGCAGGCAACCAATGAACATAACACTATGCCAAGCAGACGGCGACCAATCCAAGTACGAATCAACACGCGAAACACTCGCATCGTTCGGTTACGAGTTCAGTGATAGACGCTGCACACAAGTACCGTGCGGCAAAGATCCGAACCTGACCCCGGATCACGAAAACTGGGACGCGATGATCCGCTCGATCCACCGTGCCGAGGGCGACATGGTGTACATGGATTGGGAGTTCCCCGATCACATCGCACGGCACAAGCTCAACACAGAGCAGCAGCGACTTACCAAGAAGCAGTTCTTCGAGGAAGGACGACGAGCGGGCAAGCAAATGGCTATGTGGGGTGAGCCGGGAATCTATATCAACCACAAGCGACCGATGAGCCAGACGGCAATGTATGAGTGTTTGAAAACACCTACCCCCGATTTCGTTGTAACAGGTGCGTATCTAACGAAGCATCTCGACACGCCCCGCGAGCAGATCATGTTTATCAGCAATGCTCAGTGGTGGGTGAACAGCGTACGCCGCATGTCACCAAAGCCAGACATCTACCTTGCCTTCCAGCTCGTCATTCGTCCCGACGGCCAGACATTCGTTGAGATGAACGACGATGAGGCGTGGTTGCTTGGGCGCACACTCGCTGCATCAGGAGCAAACGCTATGTGGTGGTTTGAGAACGGCAACAACGGCAACCACTTGGACGCACAACTTCGGAGAGCAGAGCGATTGGCTCCGGTGTTCCTCGACGGCTGGAACTCGATCGGGATTGCTGGAGGTACACGATGAGTAACCCAGACACACCCCGCCTGACGGACGAGCAGATGGATGAGACGCGAATATTGGGGGCATATATAACACTGCAAAAATACCCTGGAGACGGATTATGCCCTGATGTCGCATGGCGAATGAGAGATGAAGTGCTTCGTTTAAGGGTGAAACTCGCCGCGAGGGACGAGGCGTTGGAGAAGGCTGTTGAGGCATTAGAACAATATTCAGATAAGGATAACTGGGGGTATTACGATGGAAGTGGGTGTCCTAAAGGGTACGGGTCTTATGAAGAGGCTTGTTTTATAGGTACTTCACTTGCAACCCAAACCCTCGCCGAGATCAAGGAGGTGAGTGATGGGCGTAGCTGAGATCATACGAAACAATCTAAAGAACGGGGCGAGCCGAGAGTATTCGGAAGAGGGGTTGCTTGCTATTGCTAGTGAGTTTGACTGCCTCAACGCCGCCCTCCATGATTCGAGGGTGCAGAGGATCGCCGTGTTTGACAAGTACCTAAAGATGAAGACTCAACTCACCGCCGAGCGTGCGGAGAACGAGAGGTTGCGGGCTTTACTTAATGAAGCGTTCCCATTTGTTGGTTGGGGATCTGCACCAGAAGGGTTAGCAGATCGGTGTTACGAAGCTGCACAACGAAAGGAAGATGATGACAACTGAACAGACAAACCTAACCCCAGCAATCCCCGCGATTGCGAAGATTGAACAGGCGGGTGGGCCGAAGTGGGATGATCGTATTTGTCTGCGGCAGGGCATCGTCAAAACAACCTGTGAGATCAGCAAGGCTAGCTGTCCGTTTGTCAGAAACACCCAAGCCTGCGAGGTCGCCGTGATTGCGTATGCGGGTGAAGTGAAGGCGTGGATGAACCGTATGGAAGCGGGTCACAACCTGACTTTATGGCCTGATGACGAATCGAATAGCTGGGCGTATGAATGCTGGTTCGACGGTGAGCCGGGTCCTTGTGGAGGCTGCGTTTCTCAAATCACCGCCTCCCTCGCCCTGATCCTCGCAGTCGCCGAGAGAGTGGGAGATTTAACCGCCAACGCGATCGAGAGGTTAGCGGAAGCAGAGGAGATGACTAATCATGACAATTTTTAACGTGACAAGTAGAGTGGGAGGTGGGGAGTGAATACTGGAGATGAAGTAAAAGTAAATCATCCAGAACACGGCGAAATGGATGCCCTTGTGATTCGGGTAAACAAATCAACTGTTGAAGTGATGACGCTGGCTGGACCTGTGATCGTGGAGAAAGAAAGGATAACCCAATGACCAACCAACCAAGTGAGTCCACGACAGATACACGACCGAGTGTTCAACCTGACAGGCGACACTGCCGGATCGGTGCAAAGGAACTGCGGGAGAAGTGGGAAACGATCCACATGAAAATCCGACCCGACAAGTGGGTGACGGTCGATGCGATTCTGGTCTACGGCAAACACAAACCCTCACAGATTCAAACAAGAAAGGACAAGCAATGGCAAGCGATGCAACGACTGGGATGACACGACCGAGTGATGAGATTACGGGGGAGGTGGTGGCGAAGTGGTATGAAGCAGTGAATCCACCAACCGGAAAATATACAGACTACTACAACCGTTTCTGGATTGAGAACGGAGAGGTATGGGCATCCACAAGAGACCACCCTGATACCAAAGACTATTACGAAAATGACCCCCGCGATGACGAATCGGCAGCGTTAGAGTTGTTGCGACACACTCTGAATAGCATGGGGAAACACTACGCGATGCTACCGGACGGTGGTGATGGGGGATGGATGATCTTCGACACAGACAAGGGGGATGACTTCTGGATTTTCAATGAAACATCAGGCCCCACTTTCCGATACGCCGTCGTCCGGCTCGCTGCGAAGGTGATGGGGATTGAGGAGGTGGAGGGTGGATGATATACATAACTACACATGTTCAAAATGTAAGCGGAGGCATCAAATGGGTACAAAGTGCGACCCAATGACTGACACACAAGAACTCAACGAGCTGTACGAAATCATGACGGAGATCGGGATATGGGAAGACACACACCTGTCTCAAGATGAGCATGGGTGGGGATACACCGATGAATATGAGTTCAGAGGGACTATGGCAGAGCATCACGCTCTACACATCGCTCGCGGCATCGCGGAGGAATGGTTGCTTGAGCGAGGGTGGCTTCTGGCTAAAGGCCCCGACTACACAAGGTATAGCCCGCATTTAGTGAGGGAGATAGACAATGCGTATCTCATCAAGAACTCACTCCCCGACGCACTCAGATACGCCCACTCGTCAAGTAATCCTTGAAAACTCAATACCATCTTGCTGAAGTCGGCAAAATGGTTTAATCACACAAAGGAAATCAAATGGCATCATTCAACAAAGTCATGCTCATGGGAAACATGACGCGTGATATCGAGATCAGACACACATCAGGAAACACCGCCGTTGGCAACTTCGGACTCGCAGTAAACCGCAAGTTCAAGACCCAATCAGGTGAGCAGCGCGAGGAAGTCACCTTCGTTGACTGTGAAGCGTGGGGACGCACCGCAGAGGTGATGGCTCAGTATCTTGAGCGAGGCCGCCCTGTGTTCATTGAGGGCCGCCTCAAGCTCGATCAGTGGGAGGACAAGAACGAGGGAGGGAAGCGATCAAAGCTATCGATCGTCGTTGAGAACTTCCAGTTTATTGACGCGGGACAAGACGGAGGCAACTCCGGCGGCGGGAGTGGAGGCGGATACGCTCGCTCAGGATCTGCGCCGCAAGGTGGTGGGGGTGGTGGATCAACGACCATCGATCACGACGACATTCCCTTTTGAGTGTCACATATTGACAGCACATATTAGCGCCGGCGTCCGCCCGGCATGAGCCTGCGGGCAGCGGACAAGCCAGGTGCGGCTCTGTAGCACCAAATCCCGTCGTAGGTCAAGGTGACACGGACAAACCATGTACCCATGTAGGTGCTAGGCGGGCGCTAGGTGAACTGGAATGGCGTAAAGAATCCAGGGCAAAGCGACGGCGGCTCCGCTGATCAAACGCTTGCAACTCCCAATGCGGGGTTGCTGCGCTCAGGCTTCACCACTGATCAAAGCATTCACGCTCAAATCATCGCACGCGATTGATGTTCCGAAGTTGCCGTGCTCGTATGCGGGTTGGCGACACTGTTCTAATCCAGTTGTCAGACTGGAAATGCCATTCGATGTCCTTTGCAATCGCTGTCGCTGTCGTTACATCATCAGGATGGATCGGGTCGAGTGCGTAGGTGGCCGATACCCCGTCGAGCCGTTCTGTCCGCCCGTCAGGTGTCACCCCGCCGTATGACTCCCATAGGTTGATGAACCCGTACCCACCGGCCCGGCAAAGCAGATGAAGATCGCTCGCCTTTGTAGCATCCATGTTTGAACCTGTCGCGGCCCACGGAGCGATACACAAGATATCCGGTACCGAATATCCCTCGTCAGTATGTGCCGTTTTCCAAGCATTGATCAGCGAAGTCATATTGTCGCTGTATGTGCCTGAATCCTCGTTGTTGTGGCCGAGCATGAAGATCATGAGATCAAACCCATCAACGAGATTACACATCGCTGCTCTCGCTGCTGCCGACTGCCTGTTCACTAGGTCGTAAGCCGAGTAGCTGGGTTGTGCCGTATGACAAAGAACCAGTCCCGTAGATGGGAAATCTTCACCCGAAGGCGAGTTGTAGACGAGTGATCCGAGGATCTGCAAATCCCGGTTCGCGTCGTTCTTGTTGTTGTCTGTCACCTGGATACCGACGGGGATCTGGCCCGATGTACCGAATGTTCCCGCTGGGCGGATTTCATGGTTTACCAGATAGATTCCCGGCGTGGTAAACAACGGGTCATCGACGACTGACGATCCGTTCGTCCACCCTACATCGGATGCAGCCCCACGGGTTGACCCGCGATATTCATAGATCCGCATTCGCTCGTATGTCTCGCCCGCAGATGATCCTTCAAACCGAACCAGTGTACGGCTGTTCTTGCGTGTGTTGAAGTCGAAGGCGTTTTCAAAGCCGCCGGTTGTGAGTCCATAAACGCCGTGGTTTGTGTAGTTACCGATCGCAGACCCTTGCTGCCATTCACGCGACCATGCAAGGTGATCGCTGGTGTTCCCGTCGTTCCATGCTGACCCCATCCCGAGCTGGGAGTTAGTCAGGCCCGCTACTGTGTTCGGTGAGAAGTAGTGCCCAACTGACTGCTGGGATGCACCGGAAACGAACATGCCTACATGCTGCATATCCCACTTTTGAGTTTGCCCCACCCATGTTTCTTGGGTTCGGATTGACTGAGAGTCACCCACGGTTCCTACTTTGGTGAGCAAGTCCAATGCTCTTGTCGGCAAAACGGTAGTGTCGAGATTTTCATTGAGCGGGGTACTCATTCTGATTCCTCCAACATGGCCTCAACCCGCTGCACGGATTCCATGATTTGAAAGTAAGTTGCGTTTTCAGCATCCATCGCCCGCTCCCAGATGATCCGGTTGTAGACGATCCAATCGAGTCGGTTCTCGGCGCTGACGGGTAGATCAACATCAATCCGCTCGCGTGGTTCGTCACCGATTGCTGGTGCGAATGCGTAGACCGTGTAGTCGGTCATTGGATCGACTGTGTAGATGATCCGCCCATCGTCGGTCTGTACGATGCCGTTGACCAGTTGCGTGCCCTCGGTGGTGTCAACGGAGCCGTCGAAGGGTTGCACACCAGCGTACTCTGTGCCGGTGACGATGATCGTTGTGGGGGTTGGCCGTGTTGCTTCTGGTGCGAGGATCAGGGTTGCAGCGATTGGGATGGAAAGTGCGAAGGCGTGCTTCATTGGTTGCCTCTTTGCTTGGATCGATTCTTTTTCATGGATCTACTCACTTCGTTCATCTGTTTCATCCACCGCTTCCGAGGCTGGTCACCACTTCGATCACCGACTTGAACCAGACGAGTGCGCTGTCTCCCGCGAGCGCCACTCCCACGGTGTATGTCATCCCTAACAGGCCGAGCGATTTCTTGTGCTTTCCAACAAAGTCCCACACCACCCGCAACTCGTCGGCTGCTCCGACCGGCACCCCGTCGATCTCTTGCACCTGACTAAGCAGCATCGCCACATCTCTATTTGCGCCCCGGATCGGCTTCACAGTCAGGCGAGCACGGATCAGCGACCCACCGCGAGCCTGATATGTTTTGTCCATCACATAGTGCGACATCTCGCCGGTGATTACTGCCCTGACCGCAATCATGTCCTCTGCGCGATCCGGCTCGATCGTCACATCTCTCCAAGTCATCTCTTCGAGCCGAGAGGCTGGATACCCCAGCAGCCCGCATATCTTGGGGTTCGGGGAGACCCATTTGTTGTCCATGTCCACCAGCGACGCGCCGGTGACGCATTCCTTCCAGAAGAAATCCAGGAAGTCCGAGACAGTGATGTCTTTCAAGTGATCATGGTTTTTGATCGCATTGGAAATCATGGGTGTGACTAGAAAAAGAACCCTCCCCCCAGACGCGTCCATGCGCTTGGATCAGGGGAAGGGTTGGTGTCTGTCTCAGGCGCTGTCTTCGGCGTTATCCTTAGTGGTGTCTTCGGGTTCGCTTGGCTTGACATGCAGCTCGATATAGTCTTTGAGCTTGGCGTTTTCGGCGCTCAATCTTTCATTTGATTCGCCGAGTGTCTTGTTGATATCAAGTTGACTATCGAGAGCAAACTGGATCTCAGATGCACTGGCCTGATCGAGCTTGGTGCCGCCATGGTTCTTGGCATTGTTCATCACTGATTGCCGCGAGAACAAGGATGAGGATTGCAGATATTTGATTGCTTGATCACGGTCGATGCCTGGCGAAAGGGTTTCAATGATGTCGTTGGCGCAGTGTGTGTAGCTGCTGGACAATCGTTGGAGCGCATCAACCTGCCCGGTTGTTGTCGCTTCGCCTGGATCGGAAAAGAGCTTGAGTGCGGCGCGGTTGAGTTGGCTTTGGTCTGTTTTCTTGGCTGCCATTGTATGATCTCCATAATGGTGTTTGAGTGGGTGTGAGAGTTCGAGTGATTCTAAAAAACCCCTCCGGTTCACAGGTGACGATGAACCGGAGAGGCCGATGAGGGATCAGGTTGTGGCTTTGATTTTCTTGACTACTCGCATAGTCGCCGATGGCATGGAGGCACGGACTTGATCCCCGCCACCTTCATCAATCGCTTTCCGCATGATCGGGCTCGATTGAATAGAGGTAACAATGTCCTCGGTCGCCTGCTCGGCTTTGGACTTCTTGCGCCAGAGCAATCCAGCAATGCCAGCAATCAGCCCATTCGTACCTAGTAAAAGATCGGCAACAGACATAACACCAAAGACTGCGTTCTCGGTCTCGGTGGCTTCAAGGTTAGCCTGAGCTTCAAGCGATGCCGATGCTTCATTGAGCTTAGTGATGATGAGCTGTCCAGCTTCGCGAGCATCACCAAGAACACCAATGGTGTTGTCGCCGGCTTCACGCCATGACTCAGGCAATGCTTCGACGATCGCCTCGGCAAGCACGCTCTCTTCGATCTGGTCAGTTTGATAGGTGTCCAGCACAGACTCGATGCGATTGGCTGCGCTTTGAAGTCTATCTGCGCGATCGCGTAGTTGGTCGTCCGAGCATCCCGAGAGGATCGGCAAACACAGGACAGCAAGGACTATGAGAGTGGTGGATTTGCGATTTTTCACAGCAGGCTCCGTGTAAGTTAGTGAACACAAACATGCTATGCGAAATATGCCCCTTGTGCAAGCTGGGAGATCAGAATCAGTGTTTGGGTGTCACATTATGACACTCTTCAACAACAAACTCCCCTTCATGGCGTTCTACCCTTGATTCGACGAGCGGCGCATGGTACGGTTTGTGTGACGCTTACATAAGGGGATTGATGATGGGTGATGATTTACATGCAAACAAAGAACCGGTTGTACCATCGAAACATGATCCGCTTCCATGGTATATCTGGGCGGGAATATTCGGTGTCGGTTTTTTAGGGATCGCGTTCTTGCTGATCAGCATCGTTGGCGGCGCGTCGTCGGACATGCACGGCAACTCATGGTGAGGGCTGATCGTACAGGCCCATCGCAGCAAGTTCTTCGCGGGCATACTTGGGGATCGATGACGGATCGACACCGCCGCTCAATGCGTTGGCATAGACCTTGAACATTTCAATCCGAAGATCAGCGGCATCGTCGCCGTTCTTTTCTGCGCGTCGGATGTTCTTGCGGAGCTCGCTCTCGCGGTCTTTCATCTCAAAGAGCAATGCGGTCACGCGGCTATCCTCTGAGAGTCCGCCCTGGAACCGTCCGCCCACAGTGAGCCGACCGACACCTTGTCCGACACTCTGATCAAACGCTCGTTGAACCGGACCTTGCCGGCTTGCACCAATACCAAACTCCTTGAACGCTCGCACTTGTTTGAACAAGTAATCATCGAGCGATATATCACCCTCGCCGGCGCGGGCGCTGATCGATCGGCCTGTAAATGATTCACGGGCAAAGGCAAGCTCAGAGGGGATCTTAATCGCCGGGCCAGCATTGCCATAGAGCGAGTTGAGTGTGTCCATCAAGTCTTGACCATCAAAGCCAGCGACGCCCGCCAAGCCCAAGCCGCCGGAGATGATTTGCTGGGCACCCTCCTGGGGCAGCAATGTGCCAAGCTGGAATGCTACGCGAGATTCAGGATCTTTGGTGAGTTGGACGGCGAGTGTTTGTTGGAGCCAGCCCGGACGCTTCCAACGCGGGAGCTTGTCCTCGCCAACGAAAAACTCCTCGATCGCATTGGTGAACTTGGGGACGGCGGCAATGTGGGCGGGGTCGCGAACGGTCCGCATCAAGAAGTTGGGCATCGACGCCCGTGTCCATGCGTAGAACGGGATCAGCGGGCGGACATAGTTGCGCTCGAACGAAGTCATATCGCCAAAGTTGAGCATGGCGCGACGGGTACGATCGCCGGCGGTGGCGGCATCGAATCCGTCATCGAGCAGGTTCATAAAGTGGGCAAGCCGATACCCATCATCAACCATACCATTGACACTGAACCAGTGTGTAGCGGCCTTCTTGAATAACCCTGTCTTTCCGGCTTCGGCAACCGCTCTCGCTTTATCGGCCCCGCTGGCAGCGCCCGATCCTACACCACGCAAATGAGTAAGCTCGGCAAGCCGTTCGGAGTAGGCATCTTTAGCACCGCCGATTGTTCGGGACGCAAAGTTGCCCGCACCGCTGGCGGCAGACTCGGGTGCGATCCGGCGAGATTGCTTGCCGATGATCTGACGGGTGAGGTCGCCGGCGAGCCCGCCGCCAGTCACAACACCTTGCTCGCGTGCCATCTCAAGGATTTCACCGATCTTCTTGGGACCGCCGCCAACCATGATCGTTCGATTCGGGTTGTACCCCTTCTTGAAAGCGTTGCTCGAAAGCATTCGAGAGGCATCTTTGAAGTGGCGGGCGAAAGTAATCGCACGCTTGGGATCAGTCAAGAGCCGGGGATCATCCATCGCCACAAGTACCGTGTTGCCAAAGATGTTTCCTACGGTCCATGATGGGTGAGAGAGCGTTGAGACCTTGAACAAGGTGGTGATTTTGTTCGCCAGCCCCATGATCGGACCCATATTGCCTGGTTTGAGGGTGTCGTTCATCCGCTCCATCGCCACTACAAGCGGTTCGGGGATGATGGCGTTGCGGGAATCCGCGCCGAGAATGAGCTCGGGCACAAAGAGGCTCGTCGAATCGATCTGGGCATCGCTCATATGCCGGTAGGTTGTCCCGCCGACCTGATACCGGCCATCGTTGAGCCGTTTGATTTCCTCGCCCGTTTCAAGTTTGGCGGGCTTGTTTGATGAGCCCAGGGCAAGGTGATCGTCGCGACCGATCTTGGTGAGCACATAGGGATTGATCGCTTCGGAAAACATGGTCTCGGCTTCGGCTACCCGCGCCGATCGTGTGCGGTTATAGAGCAGCTTCATCATATCGGTTTCAAACAACTGCTCGCTCTCCATGAGCGGCCCGCCGACAAGACCATCGAGGGCACCGGTCGAAGAGTAGTCGTTGATCTCGAAGGGGAGAAGCGGACGGCTGATATCACGCATGGTTTCAGGGTCGGCCCCGAATATCTCATCGAAGGCGCGGATGTCGTCGCGGATCTCAAGTGCTCGCTGGGCGGCTTGGGGATCAACAGTCTGTAGCTTGAGTAGATCCTCGTCGCTCACACCGCGCCATACATCGGACTCAAGGATCATAAAGCTGCGAGCAACGCCGTCTTTGTCGGTGAACTCGACCAGGTTTGTGGAGCGTCCGTGTGTTGGATCGTTGAGGGCGTTTGATGTTCGCTCGGCAATCTTCGCCTGCACCCCGCCCTTTTGCTTGAGCGCCCGAGCACGGCCTGCTGCACCCTCGCGAAGCTGGGACGGGAGATACGCCGAGATCAGGCTGTCCACCTCTCCGCGTGCAAGCATATCCTCACCGTACTTGAGCATGACGCCCTGTGATTCGGCAACCAGTTGATCGACCTTGGCAACCATCTCAGGGTTGTTGAGCCATCCTTGGGCATCGAGACTTTGCTTGAAGCGTGCGGCTGCCGTTGGTGCTCCATCTGCGTTGGTGTTCTTGATCACAAGGGGAGGAAAGCCGGAAGCCTCACGCAAGGCTATCTCCGCCTTCATCGTGACCCATTGCGACAAGAGATCATATTCGCGACCTGTCTTAACCCCGCCGGCCTTGGCAACTCCATTGATCCCGCCGCTGCCCGCAAACTCGCCGCGACCTTTGAGGAAGTTGGTCGAGATCGCGGTCCCCGCATCGTCAGCGCCCGCGGCAATACGGCGGATGGATTGGAATACACCTTGTTGGATTCCACCAACTCCGCCCAGATTGATCGCCCCGCTCATCCCAAGCCCTGCGATCGAGGTGTCCCATCCGGTAAAACCGAGGGATCGGGCCATGGTCTCAAACTTGGAGAGGGGATGAACACCGATTTCATCATCGCTGATCCGCATCACCTTCTTGGCCGCGTCAACCATGAGCCGGTTATCAGAGCTGAGCGCTCGGCGGACACTTCCGCCACGGAGCTTGGCGGATTCAGCGGCAGCCTCGACAACCGCATGGAGACCATCGATCGATGATTCGGCGAACATAAGGTTTTCGTCACTGAGTTTGATCAGGTCAGCATATCGATCATCGACATGCTGCGTACGAAGATCGATCAAGTCTTGCATCGCCAGGTTGCGACGCTCAGGGTGCGCGATCATATCGAACGCTTCTTCTGGGGTGAGTTCAAACTTGACGCCGGCTTCATTGATCAACGCATCGCGGATACGGCGGCTCGATGACAAGGTGCCCTCGGTGATTCCCCGCTGGATGCCGTTCTCAATATCAGACATCGCGAGTGAGGCAGCGGCCCGGCGGAGATCAGCCGATGCCGCTGCCTCAAGCTGCGCGGTTGCCAGGAAGTCGCCCAGTGTTTCAGGGGACTGGAGATCATTAAGGCCCGCGGGCACTTGGCCCTTGCGAACCTTGGCACGCTCATGCCATTCGCCAAGCTCGATCTGTTTGTTGATCAGTTCGTCGAGGACGCCAGAGACATCATCGCCGGCTTGCTCGCCGAGGATCTTCTCGTCAAGCAAGCGATTGATATCATCGGAGATCCTTGAGATATCCTTGGATTCCTCGGCGGCACGGATCAAGTGACGGCCACCGGCGGCCTTGCCGTTGAGTGCCAGAGCGATGCCCTTCTGGACAACGGCGCGATTGCCGAACTGGATGCCGGCAACATTGAACGCGGGGGCGGTGAGGGTCTTGCTGGTGAAGGGGAGATGAGCGATCTCAGCACCGCCGCTTTTACCCGAGAGCCCAAGGGCGAATCCTCCGTTGTTGGTGTGGGCTGCAACAAAGTCTTTGACCGCTTTCACACGCTCGCCTTGGCCGGGGAGATGCCCGAGTGCTTGGGCGCCGGGAACCGCTGGCGAGAGCGTACCATTCTTGCGAGCGAGCCCGACAACATCATCCGTGACATCGAAGAAATCTTCGGCCAACGCGCCGCCCTTGGTGCTTCCGCCGAGCCGCACTTTCTCGCCGGCCTTGGAGAGCTTGCTTTGCTGTCCGAGCAGGGTGTTGGATACATAGGCACCCAACGAGGCCGCGTCGGTGGTGTCGTCGATATGGCCGGCGTCGCGACCGACCATGAGTGTTTTTTCGATAAGGTTGCGAGCGGCGTCGTCAACAATGCCCGCGGTCGAGCCAGTGTTCGAGAGGGTCTTGAATCCGCCGCGGAGCACTTTCTGTCCACGGTTGGAGATCGAGATAGCGCCGCGAGTGCCGACCGTCTTGAGCCCGCCGACCGGACCGCCGATGAACGAGATCGGATCGGTGGCGACATCGATCAAGAATCCAGCAACCGCATTAACCACATTGTTTTTGATCCCCATCGATCGGAGCATGTCAGAACCAAAGACCTTGACTTGCCCGAACTGATCGAAGTCGCCTCGCTCGATCGCCATGCGGTGTGCTTCGGGCATGAAGTTTTCGGTGACGGTGTTGGCGATGAAGTTGCGCGGTGCATCAACGAGATCAAGGAACTTCACCCAGCCTGGGCGACGGTCGTTGTTGTCGAGTTGTGACATCCGAGATTTGATTTCGTCGGTAGAGAGTGAGTTGATCTGGCTGATAGAGTACCGGGGAGCCGCGCGAAGATCGACCACTGATTGCGGTGTCGTCTTGCGATTAAACTCAACAGCGGTATCGAGTTTGAGGGTGTTGACCCGTGCTTGGGGTGATTGCTCGACGGGGATCGGGCCGAGCGTGACAGGCTTCACGGTTTCTTGTTGCTCGATCGCAGGGCTGGGCGACGGAGTGATAGAGCGGTCAAAGGCAAACGCTCGCGGCGCAGTGATCGCGCTTCGTGAAAGATTAAGCGGGGAGATATTGGTGAGGGTGGACAATCGATAACTCTTGTATTATGAGATTGCGGCGATTCTTCGTAGCTTGTCGATAAGAATCCTGAAATCTCGATTGATCTCAAATGTGTCCCGTGACTGTGGAGTTGTCTTGCGGTTATTAAACCCAGAGAGGATTCGATCGTCATTGAAACTTCTTCTTACGGTGTCAAACACGCCGTTTACAACAAGGTCTTTTTCATTGGCGACTTGGCCCATTTGTTTAAGAGCACTTTTGGCAAGGGCTGATTTTTCGGAAACACTGAGGCTGCTATCGAGTTGAAGTCGATCAACATGATCAAGTGCGTCGGAAACCTTCTTCCGGGCTGAAGATGTTGATTTCATCCCCTTGAGTCTTGCGATACTTCGAGGAATCTTGTTTGAGAGAGAGTCTACAAGATCGATGTTTTGGTCGGTTGTTTGGATGCTTGAAATAACGAAAGATTCATCATCAGAGCTTCCTAAAGCTCCGATAAGTCGATTGCTTCGATCTGATTCGATCTGCTGGTTAGATTCAGACTGATTCAGATTTCGCTTGGCTTCTGATGCTTCGGTTTGGGCATTGGTAGTTGCGGTTTCGATGTTTGGTGTCGATGTCTGCTCGGCAATGTTCGCGGCGGTCTGTGAGCCTGAGAGAAGCTGTCGAGACTGTGCATCGGCGGCACCGATCTGCCTGCGGTTGATCCCAGCCTGTGCGTCCCCTGCAAGGTTGGCGATTTCCTGGGCTTGGCGGACATCGTTGATCACGCGCGGATCGTTGGTGTTTGTGGAGATTCCGCGATCGGGAATAGAAAACCCCCGCTCGGCACTTTGGGAGATCGCATCGGCGGACTCGCGTGCAGCGTTCGCATTGGGCAGGGGCACACCACGGGTGATTCTTTGGAGAAGATCGGGCGAGCTGGTGCGTGCATAATCAGCCAAGGCTTCGTCACTGAAACCCTCTGGCGCTGGTCTCCCATTCTCAAGAGCGAAGGCACGCCGGCCAATATCAGCAAGCTGGCGAGTAACCTTCTGGCCTTGAGCGGTGGCATTGGCGTTGGCGCTGCTCGCGGTGCTTGCGAGGGATCGGTTGAGTTGCTGCTCGCTCGCCTTGCGGTTGGCGACTTGTTCGGCTGGCGAGAGGTCACCGAGATTGGTGCGAAGCAAACTGCTCTGGTCGCTGATTGTTCGGCGGTTGCCCTCGGCGGTGGATCGCAGGGCGGACGCGCCTTGACGGATTGATTCTGCAACTTCACTGTTTCCGTTGCGGTCCGCTTCGTTCGCTTTGCGATGGAGCCGGCGAGAATCGATAAGCTGGCGATTGGTTTGGAATCGCAGGGCGCGGCGGTCCTTGATAAGCTGTTCAGGATCTACCCCCTGGTCGAGCAATGCCTGATGACGAAGATCACGGAGCTTGGTCTTTGAGCGTCCGCTGGCAATCTTTTCGGCATTGGCTTTCTTCTTCTTTTTCAGTATGTCGTCGCGGGTTTTTTTGGACTGATCGCCTGCGGACGGGTTGGCCTGATTGATCTGCCGGCTGACGGCGTAACCGATGTTTTGAAACTGGCTCATAGGCGGGCTCCTTGGTTGTTGTTAGTGTACGCTATACAGAGAGGTTGTGAAACCCTGTACTCAGGAACTTATCTGTTTCAAGATTCGATTGGTGGTTTGGGCGACACTTTGCCCGATTTGATTGAGCTGATCTTCTCGATTTTTACACCCGCTGCATTGCTTCACCTGCTTTACTCGTCCGAGAGTAGCAATGCGAGCCGCCGTGTTGATCGTGCCCTTGAGCATGGTTCCAAGCCCGCCCGGCCTACGCTCAATAATCGGGAATCGAACTGGGCGTGTACCGTCCACACACTCTCCTGATCGCCCGCCAATGGCCGTTGAGCAGTTGCCGGGGATCTGGCGCTCAAAGAAATCACTCCCCGGCGTGGTGGGTGTTGTTGTCGGTCTCAAGAAGAATGTGTGCCGACATACGCCGGGCGTGCCCGGATCTCCGCCGTCTGTCCAGTGAGCAATAACTGTTCCCTCACCCGCAACCATCCCCGGCTCAACTTGGTATTTGAACACCGGTTGATCTGGGAAATCTGCATCGTTCGGCAAAGACCCGCAGCGAACGGCAATAAACCACTCGCCGGGGCATGGGTCTGGGGAGCCTGTGACCGATACCGGATCATCAGCTGAAACTTCGTCTGTCGGTGAGTATCGCACGCCTTCGTGCAGGAGCGTGACGCTTTCAGCGGACACTGAATCGGGATCGAACGCGATTCGCCTTTCTCCCCCGCACTCAATCGCGACGAACGACACGACCCCCTCACATTCCTCGGTGGAATACGCCAGCCCTTCGATCGGTTCATCCTCGCTGATCTCAAGCGTTAAAGCGTAAAGCTCGTCGTTCTCGGTGTTCCGAGCAGACAAGGCCCATTCAGGGGCAAGATCGCGATCGTATGTAATCACTTGGGGGACTGTTTCAGGGTTACAAGCGCGGGCAATGCGGGGATCGGTGCAAAGCTCGAAAGATGGAAGCTCGCCGTTTTCTCCGAGATTCGTAAACAGATTGACGACGGACGAGTTGCCCGACATCTCGCGTACCGATCCGTTTCCAGTCGTCAAGGATGTTGTCGCGTTTGAATGCCCGCCGCTCAGTCCAAATCTTTTATCGAGTGTTGCCGAGCTGTCCCCGTCCGAGTATGAGTCGTTGCAGGATTCGATCCCCTGCAAAGATCCGCTCACACCGAATGTACCACCGAGCGTGATTTCACTCCCGCTGGCAAAGGTTCGTGTCACATCGCCATTCTCAAATGTTGCGTTTGCACCCCACAACCCACCCAGAATGCCGGGCAAACCCGCGCCGTTGGTGCTTGAGATATATCCGTTGGGGTTGTCACCCGTCGAGTATCGAGCGACACCAACCGTACGCTCTGAAAAAGAACCGCCCGCCGTGTACTGTTCCTCGAAATAACTAGCGCTGTACGCCCACGATCGCAGATGAATAACCCCGCTCGCGTCAGCCTCCCAGAGAACACTGCGAGAGACCGACACCCGCCGAGACAACAAGACAACGCCCGTTGAGCTTGTGAGCGTTTCACGGCCCGACGCATGGAACAGGGTGTAGGTTCGACCCACACACTCAAGCGACTCGCCCGGATAATCACAATCTCCGAAAATACGCGCAGTGTACCCGCCGTTGTCGCACTCAGGGCAAGGCTCTTGGTCGAGGCATGGCGCAGTATGACAGTTCCCCGACGCTGTAGCGCTTGAAATATCAAGGATCAGGGATTGGGGCACGACTCCCAGATGATTCCCATACCACCCGTAGCACACGCCGTCGATACTAATCGCCCCGCCCGACTCTCGATCCGACTCAGGCCAAAGCGTTGCCAGCTCGTCGGTGTTTTCGAGATACCGAGCCTCGGACTCAAGGCTGCAAAAACAGGGTAGGATCTTGATGTAGCAATCCGACATGGCATCATCACAACAACACTCCGCATCCGAATCCGAAAGCATCGCCACCGAACCATCAGGTAGAGTGATCGCGCGGGCAGCAGGTGTGCCGTCATCGAGTGTGATCGCAAGGCCCGCAGGCTCGGTGGGAGGCATAAGAACCCTTGATTACTTCGGGGTCGGACGCCCTGCGTTGCTCGATGTACTCAGGCCGTAAGGCTTGAATGTAGCAGGGGTGACCGAGCCGGCGCGGGTGTTGAGGTCATAGATCGCGTCGGGCCAGAGACCGAGCGTGCCGCTGAATGCGAAGGCGCTGGCGTTCTCGGTCGCCGAGAATACACCCTTTCGCTCAACCTCAACAAGGCCGGCAATCTCGGCGTCGGAAAGATATCGGATAACGCCCGCCGATTCCGCCTTTGAGTTGGCGCTGAGCACCGCCGAATCAAGAATGTCGGCCATCGATCCAGACTTGACAATGATCCGACCGCCGCGTTTGGTCTTGATACGCGATGCGCCCGCGGCCTCAAGGAGCGTGTAGGCTGTGCCGCCCACATCGTCAAGATCAATATCACGCCCGCGAAGAGTGGTAATCACGCCCGATGATTGCACTGAAATATCCGCTCGCTCGGCGAATGCCTCAGTCCATGTGCCTCCAACAAGGTTGATCTTCGCGCCCGGCGTGGGGTTGATCTTGACATCAGCGCAATCGCCGTTGTAGTTGGCCGACCCTGACCCGTGCCGGATGCTATCGCAATCCGCATTAAACGACCCGCCCGGAGCGATGCGGCCTTTGTATCCACTGGTCGTAACGATATTGCCCAGAGCAAAGCCGGGGGTCACGGAATCAAGATCCCGTGTTCCGCGATCAAAGACAAGGTGATCGGTGACCAGAGGGATGACCCCGCCGAGCCAGTTGGTCGTTTCGTCAAAGGCACCGCTGGTTGCTCCGGTCCATGTTCTTGTTACAGGTGGCATTATTGTGTCTCCTTACCAAAGAGCATGATTCTTCCATGACCCTTTGCTGTGTCTGGTGTGGTGACGACGAGGCGGATACTTTGAGTCTGCTCATCGGTGGTGTTTTCGTGGATGTCCACGCCGGCGACGCTGAGTTCTTTGGCGGTCGAATATGAGTGTGTGATAGAACCAAAGAGTTTTTGTATCTCAACAACCGCGTTGCCCCAATCGGCAATGTCAAGGACTCGCACTGTCCAGCCGGGCAAGCGAGAGACATCGATATCAACATAGTCGCCATCATTCGCGAGGTCGATCATGTATTTCTGGCCTTGGGAAAAACTCATGGGCTGATCTCCAATACTGGCTTGCCGTTGCATCCGTACAAATCAATCCGCTCGGTCCCTCTCACGAATAGATGCACCTTGGGCGTACCGCCAATGCTGACGATGACGATCTCGACAGGCGTGTACCTCTTTGGCCCAACGACCCGGACATTGATGCCCGGTCGATCCGCTGGCGTCATTGCATTGAGCACCGATTGATCGATCCGAGCGGAGGAATCCAATATGCCCACGGCATAAGTGATCTTGCTCGCCACATCGCGGGGCACCTGATCCCCGATACTCGCCCCGTCCACGAACACCCCGAGGATGATCGCTTTGAGCACACGGATATTCCCCCTGCCCATCTCGTCGCGGAGCTGATTGACGGTCTCGAATATGGATGGGTTGACTAGAGCCATGGGAGAGTGAGCCCCAACTGATAGAGTTCTTCTGGTCCTTTGACATGCGTTTTGTTATCCGTAAAGGGAACAGGATCGACATACTCGCCTAGCACAGGGAGCTCGTCGATAGGAAATGTTCCGGTCCCAAACTCATCGGCTAGGACCGGGGGCAAGGCTGACTTGGTGATGAAGAATGTATCAACATAAAATTGCGTGGCGTTCGCCTGGACGATCTTGTGGCGGAGAAGCAATCGCCACTCGCCACCGAATGTATAGAGCCGTCGTCTATTGAAGTTCACCATAGCCTCGACAGATTCGACGGGGATCGAGGCGTCAAGCAAGCGGCGGTAGACTGAGGTGGTAATCATCCGGTCAATCTGGCGAAAATCAAGGCTCAAGATTGTGGCAGGAACACCATCGACATCGATATCCTCGGTCTTGAGGTATGGCTGTAGAACGGTGCGATCGATCGAGTCTGAGCCAAACCCCTGAACCGAGATCACCCCGCCGCCGTTGCTGTATCGCCGACCCCAGACCACACGGATGGTGGCCTGATGCTTCGAGGCCAAGTTTCGATTGATTCGGAAGCGGGGGAGAGTGAGCCCTGAACGAACCGAAAAATCCCCAGCTACAGGCGTGCCCGAATCAGGCGCTTGTGCCAGTGCAAGGATTTCAAGATCGGACAAAGAACCCGTGTTGGGAAGCTCACTGATCTTATAGACTTCTTCGACGCGTACGATGACATCGCCAGTCCGATCGGTTGTACCCTGGCGTGTGAGTTTACTTACAGTCATGGGCCGCCCCCCGATCCATCATACTGGGATTCGACAATCTGACCAACACTCTCTTCGATCTGATCAAGGGTGTCTTGCAGGTTGTCTATCCGTGAATCAAGCTGGGTGATAAGAGTATCTAAGGAGCTGGCGATCGATTCGATACCCTCGCTAGGTTTGCTCCCATCGGCGATGCGAGTGAGCAGTTCGATGATTTGGGCTGCCTGTTCTTCTGTGATCACGGAATCACCCCCGTGAAGAATGGGGAGGCGTCATTGTCAATCACGAACGAAAGATCGAGGCCGATCACTTCGTTGGTGCCAGGGCGAACCGCCCACCGGCGATCATGGATCTTGATCGTGTCGCTCCATGAGGCAGCATCGTGGTAGGTGAATACGCACGCGGTCGAGCCCAAGGCCGGCAATGGCATATCGGTCTCAAGGGGAATGAATCGGATGGTGCCAAGGGCGGTCGCGTCACCGAGTTCATACTGAGGATGATCATCGTCCGTGCTTGTCATGTCTGCATTGAGCGGGGATCGATCATTGACGATCCATGATTCAACAACACCGTCATAACCCGTTATCGCCAAAGAAGCCTCGCCGCCGGACATCGGCACGCCCGAGAGCCCGGTGTATGCCTTGAGTGTGTATCGGAGTGTTCGAGCGGCATGATCTACTGTGCCGTCCCCGTCGCGAGCAACGATCTTTGTGAGCTTGACTGCCGAGTAGCCCGCCAGTGTTGGAACGGCGTCATCGATAAGGGCGTCGATAACATCGATCAGGTCGTGAAGGGTGCCCGATGCCTCGGGGGTGTCGCCGGTTCCAAAGGCTATGGCCCTTTCTGCATCGATCCTGATCGTCAAGGTGCCCGCATGTTCCTTTGCGCCGCTGCCGATATCCCGAGTTGATTCGTTGAACGGGATATAGACCGCGCGAGGCGGGGCGATCGATCCGATCGATTGGGGGAAGTCTCGGCGGACAACGCGGGTTGGGTCCGTGAAGGCGGGGGCGATTGTTGTCTTGACCCACTGGAATAGTTTTTGGTCGAGGCTCATACGAAGCCGCCACTATCTCCGAATGATGGACCGCCAAGGCTCTGGCGACGGCCCGATCGGTAAGAGTCTTGCTTCTCTTCGCTCTCACTGGCGTTCATGGTGTAGAGCATGGAGTCCATTTGGTCGTGAACCTGCCTGAGAATGGCGGTTGATTCACGCTGGCTCATGCGAGCGAGCACCTTGCCGAGCACCCAATCGCGGATGATCGGTTTGAACTCATTGGTGATGAGACCCAGCATGGTGTTGAGGTTGTCGATAGAGGCCATTGCAGGGGTGCCCACGGCCACGCTCGTCCGCATGGTGTATGCGTCGTCGGGATCACGGTTGAACACAAGAGAGACCGTTGAGCCGGTTTTAGAAGTGCGGAAATACTCCGGCTTGCCGGTGTCAAGATCGTTCTCTGATCTCCACTCGTTGATCATTTCATCATCGGCGAGAACGCATTGGCCGCCATTGACATCGGTGTAGAACAGGATCGGGCTGAGAAACTTGGTCACGGTGACGGCGGGGGTGTAGGTGACGGTTCCATTGGCGGCGAGGTTGACCACAATATCTTGTGATCGGAAGCTCCAATCAGCCATGTTCCACAACTCAGAGAGCACAGATTCAATCGCGGTATCAATCAGCGACACCTGTGGAAGCACCGGCTTATCGCCCGAGGTTGTTGAGGTAAAGACATATCGGCGGATCTTCTGAACTTCATAGCCAAGATCATCGGCGGTGGTGTGATCAGAGGCGAGCATCGAGTATGCCTGGAATGCCTCGACCTGCGCGGTGAACGCGGCTCGGGTAAGATCCTCGTCCTCGGCAACCGAGAACGATGCGGCACAATCAGCGGCGGCTTTCTTAACAAGCCAGTGCTCCCAGATTGACGGGATCTCGTCGGGAGCTCCAAGGTTGAGCTTGTTGGCGTATTCACCCAGCAGGCTTAATGCACGACCAACGGCACCCGTAGGGGACCCGAGGCTTTCGCCATCGATCATCGTCTTTTGTTCCGTGCTCAGATTCGCGTAGAGCGATTTGGACACAAGCAAAGCGATGTCGTTCTGCATACTGGATGAATAAGTCAGCTCAGGCATGGATCACCACCCCCCTCTCAGCTGGGGATTAGGTGATGTTCATGACAGGCGTATCTTGCATCCAGACCTTAGCGCCCGATGAGGCGATGTCGGCTCGGAACCAAACGCTATCGGTTGCGCCAAGAGTGATTGAAGTGCCATCAACTTTAAGGTTGCTGCCCGATTGGTTGTCTCGGATGGTGATGTCGTCGCTATTACCAGCAGCGGAGATCAACTGGATCATCCGTCCATCTTCCCATGTCGAAACAATCTTGTCGATGTTGATGGCGGCGGACACGGTGATACGGGCTTTGACAATCGACTCTTTGAGCACGAGCGAGGCGCTTGTCTGCGTCTTGTTGACGATTGGACCCATGAGGCGGAGCACATTGGCTTGGCGGAGATTACTCATTGGACTTTCCTTTATTCAGCATGAGCCAACGGGCTCAGGGATCGGTTCAGTGTTCTATGCGCCAATGGGGGGTTAGAACGATTCGATTTGCGGGACTTCATAACCCCAGATGACCACGGCAAAGCTGCCTGCAACGGTGCCGTCCTCTGTGCCTGTGCCGTCTGTTGCGTACAGATGAGGATTGAAAGCGGTGGTGTTATAATCTGGGGCGGCAAGGACATCGGAAGATGATTCGTTCAAATCCTCAAGGCTTGCAATAGGCACTCTAGCAATGCGGTCAGCGTCGGAGCCGTCGCCGAGACTCGTTGCAACAGCGGTCGCATAGGTGATTGCGGTTGCGGCCTTGATTGTGTATCCTTCGATCACAAAGTTGGCGGGGATAAGCATGTCCATGGTCGTGTCGGCGGCGGCCGATGCCACAACGACAAGCTCCTTAAACACTGATCGAACGAAGCCGGCAGCGCCGACATCGCGGAAATCTTCAACGGTTGATTCTGCTGCGAACTCTGTGGTGGGGATCGTTTTCATTTCAGGCTCCTGGCTAGGATGTTGCGAATACCCGCTGTGAGTGCGGGTTCTGGATCTTTCGGATGTTGTGCAAGAGCTCGCCGACAAGGCTGCCCTTGCAATCGTCTGCAAGTTTGTTGATCTCGTTCTCACGAACACTTTTATTGTTCGATTCAATCTTTGCTATCTCATAGTCTTTGCGCTTGCGGGACATGCGAGCGCGGAGCAATCGGCTGCAAGAATCACGAACAGAGATGGGGTGATACCGTCCGTTGGTTATCAAGTAATCAGCGACCGGGGCGATGGTTGGTGTTCTGGTAAAGTGATATTGCACCGTGCTATTCCCGCAATGATACCATGCGGTGACTTTGCAACGGGCCTCGATCTGTCTGCACGCATCTGTGACCTGTTTGGACACGGACTTGGGCAGCTTTGGGAGAGACCTTCCATCGACTCGGATGAGGTGGCGGTATCGTTTCATGAATCCCATACGACATCGCTAGAAGCCGTATGGATTGGTTTGGGGGGGTGGGGGTATTGATTAGCTATCAGTGGTGAGGCCGAATACGGTTGCACACTCGTCGAAGCGTTCCCAGACAGGGGTTTCCCACAACGATGCTTCCATCTTGTAGAACTTCGATCCGCCGCGTACACCATTAGTGCCCTCAAGTCGCTCGAAGTATCCAAGGCCGTTGCCCTCGGTGGCGATATGCAAGCCCTTGAATCCGGCTTGCATCATCTTCACATTCTGGGTCTTGAGGAAGGTGAAACGATCGTTTCGGGCGGTGACATCCGAAACCATTTCGATCTCGCCCAAGTCTGGGTGATGGTAACGGAGGCTGGCGTTGCCGAACTGGTTATCTTTGTTGTTGGTGTTTGACGCCATAACAACATTCATATCGCCGATAGAGTTTCGCATCGACTGGATCAGCCCGTTGCCCGCAAAGAGGGTGTAAGGATTCTCTTTGGTGCCCGCCTTGGCGTATCCCATGGCAAGGCCAAGGGCGTCAAGATGAGACTGTGATGGGAGCTCAGGGGTGGCGTTGTTGCGACGGAGCATCATCGGGAGCAGGTGCATGTAATCGATGGTCGAGCGATCGACCCCGCCAACCCAGCTCTCGCCGGCGGTCACGGTTTCAGGGAACACGCCGCCGAATGAGGTCTTGAATCCTTGACCTTTTTCGCCGGATCGGTAGATGGTGAGGTTGTCAACAATGCCATCGAGGTTGAGTGCGGTGGTATCGCTGGTGCGCTCAACAACAATGGTGTGCTGATCGTAATCAACATGGCGGACATAGATATTGTCGAGCACCATTGTTTCGCCGTTGTAGAGATCGAGCACCATGCCTCTGCGGTACACGCCGATGGAGTATCCGTCGATCGCGATGGTCGCCGAGGTGTCGCCGCTGACATAGGTGTCGCCATTGGCAAAGTCAGTGGTCGGCTTCACTTTGGTTCCGTTGACAGCACCGATCGAAGCACCTGCATCAGAGTGCATCATGGTTGATGGGGTCTCATTGATCCCAGCGAACACATCCTTGGTCACTTTCTGTGCCAGGGACATCATGCCATCGGGGGTGCCGGCCTTCTCCATATCGGCAAGCGATACGCGAGCAACCGAGTCAATACCAACCACATCATTGAGTGCTGGATTGTCCGGGTCGTATCGGTAATTGAGGCTTCCGGCCTTGGACTTGTTGGGCGTGCCGTAGTCACGGAGCAGGTTGGTGTTCATCCGAGCGCTATCGGCGGCGGCAACTTCGTACTGCAACCAGTTGTCGCGGGCGGTTGTGTGCATTGCGGCAGGCTTGAGGCGCTGCATGGTTGGCGTGCCAACACGGGTACGGAGGTCGATGACATCCTTGAGATACCGATTACGCAAGAGCGCGGTCAGTCCGGTAAACCTTGATTCGACAGTGGCGAGTTGTGACATTACTTTTCTCCTGCGTCAAGGTCAGACAAGAGACCTAGACGGCGCTTGGTACGACGCCACCCAATGCACCATTGAGAATGGCGACAGCTTCCGCACGATCGTCAGCGGTCGGGCTTTCAAGCGGATTGAAAGCTCGGGCTGGTGTTCCTGCGGGGGTGTGCAACCCGTCCCCGTCCGGTTGGGCGGCGGCGGCGTTGATGACCGCCTGGGCGTCGGCGATTGCTTTTTCACCACGGAACGCGGTGAGCTGGGCAAGGGCGTCGGCTTTGACGGCTGCGATTTCGGTGGCGTCGAGTGGTTTGTATACTTTGTCCGCCAGCGGATGACCCGCTGGATAGAACGACTGTTTTTGCCTGGCATCGGCCAGCTTATCGACGATTGAACCCAGAACAGGATCAGCGGCGGTGAGGCCGATTGATGTTGCGATTTCTGATTTGGCGGTTTCCAGTGAAGCGGTCGATAAATCGTTGAGTGATTGATCTTGAGCGTTTGCATCACGGAGAGTCATAGTTGATTCGATAGACGAATCAATAACCCCTTTGATGGAATCGAGCGTGATCGCTTCGGGAGTAGCCGGCGTGTTGGTGTCGGTCCCCAGCGCTGAGAGCAGCGCGTTGAGATCGACGCCACGGTCGGCGGCAAGCTGGTTCACTTGCAATAACTGATTGACCTGATCCGGTGTCTTGATGTTCGCTTGCAAAAGCGGGGCAAGAAGTGGACGGTTGCCTTGATACTGTTCGTGTGATCTCTGGAAAGTAGAAATCTGTTCGGGGGTGTACTGCGGCGGTGCGGGTGCAGCGGGCGCAGGGTTTGTAGCTGGTTGGGCCGGTGCAGCGGGCGCGGGGGCGGGTATTCCTGTAGATTCAGGGGCCGCGGGTGCGGGTGCAGCTTCGGGAGCAGCGGGGGTGTTGGGTGGTGTTTCCATGGCGGTTTCCTTCGCGTTATCCGGGCCGCGGTGCGGGTAGTCGGATCGGCTGACGGGAGATAGGTAATCGGCAACGCGCCGGGCTATCTACTGGTAAGTTAGCGTTCGCTAACCGCACTGTCAACCTGCAACTTGCATCTCCTGAGAGATTTATTGAGGCTCGATTCTTTGTCAGTGTCACATTGTGACAGTTAAACCGGGGCTTGAGCCCCGCCAACGAGGTCTTGGAGGCTCACTTCTTCGGGTGCGGGTTCGCCTTGTGCTTCTTCTTCCTCGGGATCGTCGAGCAGGCCGTCGATCTCAAGCTGGGCTTGATAGGCATCCACTAAGCGGTCTTGGGTTTCTTCGTCGTCGGTGGTTTGCATCATCGCCCGTTGAAGCTGCTCAAGCAAGAAACCGACACGGGTGCCCAGCGGGATAGGCTTGTACGCCCTACCAGACATGATCTTGAGGACCAAGCTCTCTGCCCATTGAGAGGTGTCTTTGTCGATCTGTCTCATTGGCATATCGATATCAGCCAAGAGCATCGGGACAACTGCCGGATCGAGCGCTTGGCTCTCAAGGAGCTGGAACATTTGATCCTTGCGCTGGGATCTCGTCTGCCGGCGCATGGCGTTTTGGGTTAGTTTGAGCCGTGGGTGCTCGGTGTAGTCGAGCTCGAGCAAGGTGCCGATCTGATCGGCGCTCATCCCTGATTTGTGCAGCATCGTGAGAATATGGGGGGCTTGAGCCTTCGCCAAGAGCACGGCAGTTGCGGCCATGGTCTCGATGATCCGGGTGTACTCTTTGATATCGCCCTCTTCGCGATCCTGCAATGGCCCTTCTGCAAGCTGGACGGCAAGCTGTGTGGTTGAGGCTGGAACATGGGTCTTGGTCTTACCAACATGCACATCGCTTGAGAACACATCCTCACGCATATGCTGAGTCCATCGCTCGGCATCCTCGGATGCAAACTGCGGTGGTGGCGGTGCCTGCATGATGGCCGGAGCCTTGGCATCTTTCTTGCCTCGGCCAACAATCATCCCGTTGTCGAGCGAATCCCAGATTTCATTCTCTGACATATTGGCCCCGTTATGGAGCCAGTTGCGATCGATCACATGAATCGTGTTCATGTAGTTCCAGTAGCCTTGGAACAAGATCGTTGCGGCCATGTTCCCTTTTCGTTGATCATCGATCATGAGCCCGACATCGGAAATCGGGAGCCGGCTTACCGCTCTGCGGAATCCTCTGAGTGTTCCCAGGGGCATCCCGTCGCCGCCGTATGGGTTGGGCGCGTGGTTGACATCGCCGATCACCTTCTTGCTTGCGGGGTTGTTCTTTGATTTGACATCGATCGTGATAATCATGCGATCGAATCGACGACCGTAGCCCTTGAGCCAGGCGGTCCGAACAATAACGCCGGGACTCTTGGCGTGCGTGGAGAGCGTGGGGTAGAGCGAGCCGCCCGAGAGCCGGTTGAACGCGGTCTCGGTTGGCATCAGTGATTGGATAGAAGTAAACTCGTCGTCCTTGATCCCTGCGAAAACATCCTCGCCGTAGATCCGCTCTGCCTTGGTCTTGGTGAGCACTTCGGTAAAGATCACCCATTCGTGATCACACAGATTGCCGCTCTGATTCGATGGGTCGAGCGAGAGCTGGAAGCCGTCGAATGTGAACGCCTCCATCCGTGCGTCAGGTGCGCCGTTGGGGCGCTTGCCCTTGTGGATTCGGAAGCCGTGACCATGGAGCCCATCGATGGCGCGGTTGTCGTTTGCCACCGATGCGTGGTTGACATAATGGCTATCTTCGATCATGGCATTGGCGACAGATTGATAGATCGTCGCCTTTGCCAATGACTGAGGTGTTGCGGTTCCGATAGGCGGGAGCGGGACGACCTCGAAGCGTTGCGGATTGGTTCTCGCGGCGTTGCGGATGCGCTGGCTGGTGATTCGGTTCATCGTCATCCGAGCCGGCCCGCGCCCTGCCTTCTCCGAGATTTGATCACAAGTGTTGACGAACCCTTGCAGCCCCTTCTCGTTGATGCCGCACGATTCGATATGCTGTGAGCCATTATCAAACGCACGGCATTGCGCAGCGTAGACCTCGCTCTGCCGTTGGAGCGGACCAGACTCGAGGATCTTGTCGTCCTGCCATTGCAGAAAATCAGCTTCGTCTTTGAATGGTTGGATCATGGCATACGCCTTTTTAATCAGGAGCCGTGCATGTCAACAGTATGGTGGATCAGCGGAAAGCCGGGGTTTGATCTCCCCGGCGATGTACTGATAACCATGTTTTCATGTTCGGGGCTTTGGTGGTGGTCTGCTTCGGGATCGGTTTCGTCTGTATCCAGGTATGATTGTGCGAGCGGATGGATACCCTCTCGCTCGCGTGGTTGGTTCGCTTGCTGGGGTGGCTCACGGATGACGACGGGCGGCCTTTGGGCAAGGTCGGTGAGCGCGTTGACAAGCGTGTAGACATTGCCCGCCGGCTCATTTGATTCGATCTTGTACCCTCGGCAAAGCCAGCCGACAAAGAACGCGACAGAGACCGAGGCACCAAAGAGAACGATCGTTGAGAATACATAGATCGAAATCATGAGTTGTCCTCCTTGACGATCTCAGCGGAGTTGATAGTCCCCATGATGTTTTCGCTTTGAACAACAATGATCTTGGCATCGCCGATGGTCAGCTTTTGTGCAGCGAACGCGTTGAAGTACACACGGTCGCCGGGTCTGAGCTCAACATCAGGATCTTCTTTGTCTTTGATCGCGGCCTCGACAACCTGCCCGGTGACTGATTGGGCGACGCCGACCTCTGGAATATGCAAGCCCGCCTCGGTCTTGACCATTGCCTCGTCGAGCACCAAAACAACATGGTTGTTTCGTGGCTTGAATAGGCCCTTGAGTTCTTGGATTTGTTCTATTGATTTCATGGTTTGGATCTCCTTTTCAAACCTGTAAAGTGGACATGCCAAAGCGACGCCGCCCGGCACTATGCGATTGTTTTCTTTTGGTATCGATCTTGATTTTCTTGATGATGTTGCACTTGTTCTTGTCCTTGCCCTCGTACATATCCTGCTCAACTTGAGCACTGAACTCGCCTTCGCCAACACCGATGACCGGCATGAGCTGGCGGCAGCCTTGGGTGAGGGCATCGAGGGAGTGGAAGCCTTCCTCAACCGCGTAGTTGACGACATACTCCAAGAGCCGGCGTTGCGATTCGATCACCTGCAACGGTGAGTCCTCGATAATGTTCCCGTTTTCGTCACGCTCTTTTTCGCCAAGGAACGCGACCTTTGCGGGAACAATCCCCGGCTGATGTTCGAGCATACCGGCGACGGCTTTGAATCGCGCTTTCTTGTTGAGGTTCCCGGTGCCGATCGGGTTCACCCCATAGACGCCGTGGTAGTTTTCAAGGATCTCGATGATGGCCGAGCCTAGGCCGGTCACGCATTCGACATTCGCCTGGTGAATCGGTAACGACTGAGAGACTTCCATCATTTCCTGGGTGATCTCGGTCTGGGTGGCGTGGAACTCACGCGCCATGCGAACAACCGCGAGTGTTTCGCTGTTCTGTACTTTGCCGAACTCGTTTGTGTCAACCCATTCGAGACTCCCAACAGAGAGCACGACAAGCCCGGCCATATCATTGAGCCCGTCACCCTTGGCCGCCGGGTCGATGTTGAGATGGTTCTCGCTGGCCTTGAGCATTTCGATCACCTTTGGATCGTTCTTGTCAAGTATCCGAACATTCTTGACGAGCTTCATATCGTCGGTGATCGGATGGAGTCCGTAGTTGGCGGCCCAGGTTGCTCGCGAACTTAACTGGCGATACCGACGGCGAAGCGCGGCGGGTCCGTAGTAATCCCAGATTGCTTTGAACTTCGGTGATGACTTTGTATCGCCGACAGGCATGCGAAGAACCCACATCGGATCACCGCGGCGGAACTGAGACTTGGCAGCTTCCAAAGCCTCTTTGTACTTGGTCCACATGAGATCCTGAAAGTGGCGGGGATAGCCCGAGAGAATGATATGAGGGTTCTCGCCTTGTAATCGAGTGACCCAAGTGCCAGCCCAAGCGGTGAGCCGTTTTTTTCTTGTGCCTGGCTGATGGTTGTCTCGCTGGGGAACAAGGTCATCGCCGATAAGCAGGTCAAGATCCAAACCCTGCGCAGATCCAAAGACGCCACCGACCACAAGGTTCGGGGTCTTTGGAGGATCTTTGCATTTGACGCGCAGCATATTGGCATCGTTCTGCTTTGCATCGAGCTCGTAGGGAAAGAGCCTGTAGTTTCTTCGGCCTTGATCGTTGTCTCGGTGGAACATGCGCTCCACGGAGTTCTTAAACTTCTTCGCTTCCTCATCGACATCGTGGACATAGCCAATCTGGACTCGCGGATTGAGACCGATCTCTAATCCGACCACGGCTTTGAGCTCATCGGTTTTGCCGTGGCGAGGGGGGATCATCCAGATGGTGCCCGTGTAATCAGCGCCGGGGAATGGAGTCTCTTTGCCATCGACGATATAACTTTCACCGGGGGCAAGAATGCCCTGGTCAGTGATTCCGTATCGGTTGCGAGAGAAGAACAAGCCCATCGACATACGGATATGCGGGGGGCCGATGGTAAATACATTGTTCTTCTTCTTCATCCCCTTGTGACGGATCATGATTCCTGATCGGTTGACATAGAGCTGATAACGAAGCGTGTGGGTCGCTTGGCTGATCATCTTCTCGCGCCGGCTCATGCCTGGGATCGAATCGGTCTGTGCTCGGTGTGCAAGGTGACGGACGCGGCGGATGCGATCAATCCATTTAGACGCGACCGCCGCTATTGTTTTTGGGCCGGGGGGTGCCTCCGGGTCTTGGCCGGCGGGCAACTGGCTCTCGGGGAGCAGCGACTTTGCGGGGAACTTTTCAAGGATGCGTAGATATTCTTCGCCGCCGTCGCGAACACCGATCATTTCCTGCTCAAGTGTGGCGAGGATTTCATCTTCGGCTTCCCAGATAGAAGCGCTGTTACCGATGAGCTCGGTCATGGCGTCCATGACCCTCTCTTCGGCGGTGCGATAGTCCTCGGCGTGCTTGCGGTCGATACCATGGGTGGTGCAAAGGTGCGTGATCGTGGCGTTGATTTGTGCAGGGTTCCAGCCAGTCGGCGGTTCCTTGCCCAAGACATGAACACCAAAGGCCATTTGTGCCTGGGCGTTGGCGAGCAGCTTGACAAGTTCACGCGGATCGGATGGAGCGGTGTGCTCAGAGCCGGGCGCATACATATCCATGACCATGGAAATCGCGTCGGTTTCATCTCTAGGAACATCAACCTTTGGATTACCGCGAGGATCACCGAGGTTTGCGATTTCAAAGTCGGTGGCTTCACGAACAGTCCACTTGCGATGGTCTGCGACAATGCCTTGCCTGACTTTGTTCATCAAGTCTTTGTTGAGCTTGTGTTCACGGCAAAGCAGGGCAAGATTGTTGCCGTAATAAGTCGCCCCATCGGGAGCCTTTGCGATGAACGGATGGCCACCCATTTAGAGCTCCGTCGAGGTGGCGACAGTTACACTAAGGCTGGTAAAACTGCCGAGGTCGGTGACGGCATATTTCCATTCATATCCATCGCGTGAAGCTGCACCCGAGCGCCAGTAGCCAAGAAGATCGATCTTTTCGCTGGTGCTCTTGGCGAACGCAACGGTAGCGACCAAGCGACCCGAGCCCGAAGCAATGGCGGTCTTGGTGACGGTTGCGATATCGTGAAAGATAGGCAAGCCGTCTTTGAGTAGGACCAGAGTGATCTCGCCGACATCCGTACCGCTTGAGAGTGCCCCCTCAACAAAGAAACGGGCGACTTGTGCACCCTTGCATGATGCGGCTGACCCAGAGACACCGATCTTGGTGAATGATGGGTAGTCAGTGCCGCTGACGGCAGAAGAGAATACAGTTTTCTGTAATGACATTGGCTGCCCCTAAGTTAGTGAACGCCAACATGGTACACGAAGCAAAGCCTTTAGGTCAACCTTGCAATCTGTCTTTGGTTCAACTATCCTTGGGCTTGTCACCCTTTGAGCGTGCCAAAATCCGATTGATCGTGGTCCGGTGCCATTCCTTGCCTCTCGGTTTCCACTGGTTTTCGTGGAGCTTTGAGATCATGCCCGCGACGGTCACGCCCTGCTTATTCCATCGTTTAATCGCTCGAATAACCCTGATTTCGTCTGGATTGTCGATCATCCGGCGATCATTCTCAGGGTCAACCATCTTCCCGTAGGGCAAGGTTCCGATGCTTGTCATTCGCTCCCCGTTGGCCTGCCTGAACTGCATTCCGTCACTGGTTCGCCGGCCAATCTTTGCTCGTTCATACTCAGCGAGCAGCGAAAAGAACCCCCGCATGAGCGTGGTCTCGTCGGATTGTCCGTTCATATCGCCGGTGGCGTACTCGATCCTGGCACCCTTGCTGATGATATCGTTCTCGATCACCGCGGCGTGCCGTCCTGATCCGATTCGATCAGGGCTATAGGCGAGAAAGATCCAGCCGCGATAGAGTGATTTGATGCCCTCATGGAGACCCGGACGATCGAAGTCGTTTCGAGACTTCTCTTGATCCACATAGGTATTCATCACGCGATACCCTTGCTTCTCTGCGAACGCTTTGCAGGATTCAATCTGCACGGCGATAGATTGACAGTCTTTGAGCGCCTTAGCTGGGCGCGGACTGAAACGGGCATAGATAACACACTTGATTTGCTTCTTGCTCATCGCTCGCCCCCTGGCATAAGGGGATCACTAGGTTTGGATTCGATCTGTTGTTGGATATGATCCAGATACCAATCCGGGTATTCCGACCCGCCATCTTTGCATAATGGGTGTGGCTCGCTCCAGACGATCCACGAATCAGTGTCCGGCGGAAAATCGTGGCAAGCCATGACTGTTAAAGTAATCTCTGCCCGGACAGTGAATTTTTGCCCGCACTTTCGGCACTCGCATTGGCAGTCTGCAATGTCAGCCTTGATATCGTCTGGTGCGTTCTCAATGTTGTACAGATTCAGGTTGGTGAGTCTGTGGCCCATCGCTTTGCTTTGAACGCCGACGAACTCGGCGCATTGAGGGCATTCAACTGCCACAGTATCAAACATTCCCATTTTATTCTCCTTTGCTTTAAGATCATACAAGGCCCGGCGGGCGCTTTCACTCCCGCCGGGTGGTTTCGCTCAATAGGTCGTTGTGTATCCACGGTTGCCGATGATTGCCAGCGGGTTATCCGGCTCGATTGGCTCGGGCTTCTCGGTCGCCCCGTCCATAGCTTCGCGAAGATCGCGCAACGCGATGAGCGCGTCGCCGGTCACGCCTACGAACTGATGACGGGTCAAAGCGTCAGCGAGCTTCCTTGATTGGTGCTCGATCAAAGCCCAGCGGACTTCTTGGGGGGTTGGTTCATATGCCCCCGCGTCGTCCATGATTCTCTGAGTGATTGCGTCTATGATTGGTTCGGTACTCATGGGATTTATCCCCTTTGCAATGGGTGCTAGGGTGGGGGCGTGTCCGACCGCTTTCGAGCGTATCGCCCTCACCTACTTTTTGATCAACCGTCCGTAGCTGATCGAATCCCCGCGGATCGCGTTTCCACGATCTCGGGGCTTTGGGATCATCGCGTAGAGAGCGTCATCATCACCACGGCCGCCCGCGTGCCCTCAGTCTTGAATAGATCAGAGCCCAGCGGCGTCCAAGTGTCCGCGATTGGTTTGAGGTGCTTATTCTGGGCGCTACCGTCATAGCACAACGCCACAAGCACCCCGCCAGGCTTGAGCAATCCGCGTGCGTGCTTGATATGCTTCACATCCGCCCCCCGCTTGAATGGCGGATTCATCACGATGAAATCGAACCCGTCGAGATCCGAGAAGTTCAAGAAATCACGCTGGGCAAGGTGCGCGGATTCGTCGCCATCTATCGCACGGTACAACTCGGCGCAGCAATCGGGCGAGGATTCAACAAGCGTGACCAGAGCGCCGGGCGCTTTTCGACGGATCGCGTGAAACAATCGACCGAGCCCGGCGGAAGGTTCAAGCACCCGCGAACCGTCGCCCAGGGTTGGGAGATTCGCAACCATACAATCAGCGAGCTCCGGCGGGGTTTGAAACAGATTGAACGCCGACACCGCGCGGGGCGCTTCGGCCTTGCGTAGCCGCTTAAAGCGTGCCCGCTCGCCGATCATGTCCGCGTCTACGGCTTCGGTTTGTTCGCGTAGATGGAGCAATCGTAATAGGCCGCGATTCATGATGCCACCCCCTCGGCAACGGTTGACCAAGCCGGGAGCGGCTTTTGTGGCTTGTCGGTGATGATGATCACGGAGTCAGCAGAATAGAATGAACTGCTGCCAATATTCGGACCGATTCGCACTTTGCAGATGTTGGTATGCTGGACCATCTGCCCGTCGATCCATCGGCCCGCCCGCGGACTTGAATCAGTTGAACCGTCGGCGTGCAAGAACTCGGCGCCATAACTTGAATACGAACCCTTCGAGCGTGCAGAATACTGGGCTTGAGTCATTTTTAGGATCTCAGAAGATCCCCCTCTAGCGGCTGCGTTTAAAGTATCTTGCAACCGTTGCGCGTCGGCGTCGGTTGGGTTGATGAGCTTGGGCTTGCCCGCGTTCTTCTCTTTAGTCTTTTCTTTGAGCGCCGCGTTGAACTCGGCGAGCTTCACAAGATCGGCCTCGGTTGGTGGTGTATAAGCATCCTCTCCGAGCCGCTGGATATTCACAGATTTCAGGCATTGCAAGGGCTCCCCGTTGGCGTCGCGCTTCCAGTCGTGCGCTCCCCAGACTTTCACCGATACGGGCTGCTTAGTCACCGGCGAGCGATTCACCTTGATCACTTGATGACGCCCAAAGTATCCGCCGGGGATAATATCGACATCGGCAGCTGATCCGCCCTGACTCGCCAACATCTGACGCTCATAGGCTAGGCGGTTTTCAAGATGAGCACGGTACCGGGTGTAGCAGTCGCCCGTGTGCGTTCTCAGATCCGACTCCAGGCGAACAATCCGCCCACGGCGAACCGATGCACTCGTCTGGTATATCGCGTGTTCAATCACGCCGGCGGTTCTTTGTTGCCAATACTCGGCCTTGTCCCATTGGCTCAGGGCTCGCCCGCGATGGCGGTCATGCTTGGCGGCTGCGCGGTTGGCTCTGTCTTGTGATTGGTAGCCGTGCGAGCTTGGCCCAGCGTCGAATGCGTCCGCGTGTCCGCCGGCTTCGATTCGCCGCTTGTCTCGATACATGGCGAATCGTTCAGCGCGATCGGCTGCACGATCCGCGGGGCTTTGGTCCTCGTCGCCGATAGTGTCGCCCTCGGCAAGCATGGAGAGCGCCCGATCTTCTCGGGCGATGCCCCAAGTTGCGACAAAATCACAATCCTGTTTCGGCGTCGATTTGAACCCGAGCGCCCGGAGCTCTAGGTATTCCTCACGCGGTACGCGTCCGCAGTACAGGCGGATTTTGTTATCTTCCGGGCAATAAGTCGCTTCGTTTTCATGTGTCATTGTTTACTATCCCTTTGCTGGGGGTTCGGAAAGTTGCACGATCCGACACCGTGCAACGAATCGCCGCGCCCCGCGTTTCCACGGGGCCGGCGAAAAGTTTTTTATCCAATCAGGCGAGAGAGGCAGACCGCGGTTGAGTTTCCGAAGTGGTCCGGCGTCCCTGTTGGGTTCTTTGATTGTGACGCGATAACATGCCGCATGGATTGAGCCCTTATCGCGCCGATCACCTGGAGCCCTTCACAGTTCATACCCTCGGGGTGCTCGCTCGCTTGGTATTCGTAGTAGTTGCACGCGGCGAACACTTCGCCGGGCTTATGGTCTACGGCTTGGGAGTGGTGAACATATCGGAACGGCTTTAGGTTGTCGTCGTATCGGGCGTTATAGCTTGCATAGTTATCATCGACAAGAATCTGCCCGAGGGCGCTGAGCTGCACAATCAGAGCACCGGCAAGGTCTCGGCGCATAATCCGGTCGATCGCATGGCCATCGGCAACGCGGCACCAACTAAAATCTGGTTTTATCGCTGCCATCTCACAGAGATATTGAATATCGCGCGGCTCGAGTATTGAAACAGACATTGTAAAATCCTTTGCATTGAAATCTGGAAACCGGGCACGATCCGACACCGTGCCCAAAACCACCGCCCCGCGTTTCCACGGGGCCGGCGAGCGTGTCAAGATCGAGCATTGAGAAGCGTATCGGCAATCATTGACAGCTCAACATGCCCGAGGGTCACGCCGCCCGAGTGATCAGGCTTGCAGGCTGCAACGGTTTCGAGAGCTTCGAGCATTCCAGGAGCCGCGGCAATCAGGCGAGCGTTTGCGCTTTCCTCGTCGTCTGTTCGGCATATCACGCCCGAAGTGTTTGCAATCACCCACCCGTCAGAGGCATAGACGATAGCGGGATGGTTTTTATTCGTATCACCGATATGCCACGGCCCCGGCGTATGGGTTGGCGCGTCCGGTTTACCGTCGCCGATCTTGGGGACAGCAGCAAGAGCTATGGCAAGCTCCTCAAGTTCTTCCGCGTTGTTGACGATGAGGTCAATAATGGTATCGTCGTCTGATTCGTTGAGTATCATGTTTAATAGCGCCGCTAGTTCGTTGGGTTTCATGCTTTTCCCTTTGCTTTAAGATCATGAATAAGAGCCGATCCGACACCGGCTCTCAAATCGACGCGCCCGCTTTTCAGCGGACCCGGCGGGGATTGGATTAGAATGGAATATCGGCGGTTGCCAACTCGGGCGCTATGCGGGCGTCTATATCAACCGTGCCCTTGTCGGCGGGGATTGAGTCCAAGCCGTCGAGATTGAAATCATGCTCGCCCGATGATGCACGCCGGCAACCGTCGGCGGTATAGACTGCGAAGGGAACGCCCACAAGCTCGAAACCCGATCCATCTTTGAGCGTATCGGCTTGCACAACTTCTAGCGCCGGGCGGCTCACAAACGGAACGCCGGCGCGTAGGGCTTGCAACACTTGGAGCAGTTGCGTTTGTGGGTCTGTTTCGTTGCCTACTCGCTCGATATGATCGGCTATACCAGTTGCCCCGGATCGGATTAGATTCTTAGCGAGATCAATCATACCATCGGCGCCATGTTCAGCGAGCGTATCAGCGCCGGTTGATCCGGGCATATCCGGGCGAAACATTGCGCGAACATCGAAGGGCAAGCCCTCTAGGGATTCTTTAAGATCAGCGGGGATAGCGCCGGGGAACGAAAAGGATACGGGTCCGCCGGTTGCCTCAGTATTGTAGATTAAATCCCCCGGATCGAATCCCGAGTTTTCGGCGACGGCTTGCATTTTGCGATTCACGCCCGCGGTGCTCCATTCGCGAATGCTCGCCGGCTTTGGGGAGTCGCCAATCGCGCTAGTTTGGGAGATATGAAAGATAGAGGCAAGCCGTTTGCCTACGGGGATCTTTACGCCTGTTTCGCCCTTGAGCACTTGTCGGCCGAGCGCTTGCCAAGCGGGATAAGTAAAGCAGTTGGTGCGCGGGTCGATCTCGGATGGATCATAGCCGGCGGCTATCATGCCCGAGATTACTCGAGCGTCATTCTCGGGGCTCATTCCTTCTCGAGCCCGGCGCAAAGCCGCGGCATTATTCGCCCGGCGCTTAGCGCCCGAGGCTCGCTTGCTGGATCGTCGTGTATATTTCATGGTTTGCCCCTTTGCAAAAGGCGATTTGATTGTTGCAAGCGTCCGACGGCTTGCATGGGTGTAGTATCGTCAACACTCCCCCCCGTGTCAACTGACAAGGCAAAACAAAAGCGATATTTTTAGGATAACCCCGATTCAAGCTCGCCAGGGGGGTGGAGTGTCACAATATGACGGCGACAAATTGCAGCGATACCCACAATAAACACCCAAAGCGAAGATATTCATAGACAATCAGAAGCGTAGATGCTCAACAGCCCGAATGAACAAAACACCCATAGTCAGGATAAGCCCGAATCAACAAAGCCAGCGCCGGGCCTAGGTGCATACTCATAGGCACGGGTAGTAGGGGTGTTCTCGTTCGCTCCATTGTTCATGCTCTTGAGACACTCAAGCAACAAGCGGTCATAGTTCACGCCCATACGCTTACAATCGCTCTTGAGCTGATCCTCAATAGGGCCGATACCCCGCTCCATCATATCGCCCCATTCGATACGATCCCCAAGCCGCTTAGATACTGCACGGATAATGCGGGCGCGGGATACCGTCGAAGGCGGCAAGCGTAGATTCAGGCGGATACTCATAGCCGATGGTAGGATACACGAGATGGAAGAACAGGGATTCAGGGGGGCAAGAGAGAGATAGAAGGCAGCTTTAGACCCCTCAATCGTGCTCGCCTTACCCCTATTCCACGGCTCGCCGATATCGTGGCACGATGGGTGCCCTTCGTGTCATACACCCCCTGCCATGGTACGCCCTACACGGTTTGCAGCGTAAAAACGCGGTTTACGGGGTTAGTAAGTACTCGCTAACATCGGCTCGAGCTCGCCCGCCCGCCCGATCAGAGGCCCGGCCCCGACCCCGGACCCCCGGCCTTACAATACTGATAAACCTCCCCTATCTCCTATCTCAAATTTTTTCATCTTTTCCACAACCCTCCCTCTGAGTTTGTGTACACTAACTTTCCATGATGGAGATCGCATGGATTCGCACACCCCCCGACTGTTTGTCCTCAGGGAGCAGTCGGATTCCAATAGACCGTCTTGGCAATCGGCGGATTACCGAGCTTGATCAACTCGGGTAGATGGGGCGGCACTGCGAACATGGTGCCTAGATGGGAGTCATCCCGTGTCTCGAAAGAGATAGCGACCCCGCGAGTTCGATTCTCGCTGTTGGAGTTTTACATGACCTGCGTTTACAACCACAATCGAGAGGAAACGATATGAACACCGCCTCCATCCAAGCTGAAATGTCAGCAATATCTGGATCAGCAACACCAGCCTCTACAGCTGAGCGTATTGGTAACATTGCTCGAAACCTTGCTGATGTCAATGAGCGGGTATCCAAGCTCTCGTTGTCGCTCAGCGAGAAGATCGTTTCGATCTCGGGCTCAGGCCATATGCCTCCATCGCCTGTGCAATCAGACAAGCAAGGGGATAGCAGCTTGCTTGGATTCGTTGAATCTGATCTGACGACTTTGTTTTCTCATATCACGAACCTGGAATCGATTTCCGGTTCACTTTGAACACGACCGCGTGATGTGCAAGCCCTCATGTGGCTCGGAGGCGACGGCTTCCCTCGCGGATTTCAACAACTCATGCAAAGGAGATCGCATGGATTCGCTCACCCCTGTCATTTCATCTGGTTCTTACCGCGTTGGCTTGCTTGCGTCTGGTCGCTGGCCTCGTTCGGGCAAGTGTGGTTCTTTGACCATTGATGACATTGATAATTTTAAGAACTTTAGTTTTTCATCTCGCTATCGGCGTCCTGTGACACCTGAATCTGTTGTTTTGGTGTTGCGTCGTATGCGTTTCGATCCAGTCCCCTCCCATGCTTAGGAGATCGCGATGAGCCTGTTTCGATGGATTGTTGATTTACACTGATCGTATTCGTAGTACTGCGATGCGTTGAGGAAAGCGCCTGCCCCTTGCCGTCTACGGGGGCTCAATGGCGGGGTAAGAGTCCCAAGTAAGACGGAGATGTTCCATTAGTTTAGTTGGCCAGAACACCGGGCTTTCATCCCGGCGACTCGGGTTCAAGCCCCGAATGGAACATTAACTCTGAAACACAGGTTCGAGTCCTGTATGGCTTTCCTAGGTGCCAATCGCTTTGATCGGCGAGCGGCAGGCCATTCGTCTAGTTGGCAGGACGCAGAGTCGTTTGGGACGGTAACTCAGTTGGCAGAGTGCGGGACGATGTGCCCGTATGCGTAGGTTCGAGTCCTGCCCGTCCCATTGCGAGATAGTTCAGTCTGGTAGAACGCTAGCCTCATAAGCCGGTAGTCGCGGGTTCAAATCCCGCTCTCGTTATTACGATGAACACTTCCCATAAGCGAAACAGGAATCAGCGCCCAAGGCGATTGAAACGGGTGTATTCTCTCGCCTGTTATCGCTATGGGTTCGTGTGGGTTGTTCCGTATTCAGAATATGGGCCTGTTTTCTACCTGGCCTATCGCGGTTATACGCGACGGAATCGACAGGCGGATCAGGTTTAAGCCCTATAACGCTTCTCATCAGAGTACCCCAGATTAACATTCCGGCCTTAATTCCTGCTATTTAGGATTATGGCTGTTTTGTGAATATCCCAAAAGTATAAAATCGTATAAGTTCCCCCCTTTAATGCCTGATCGTATTTAGGGGAGTTTATGTATCGTAAAGTTTTTGTTGACAGTGGGTTAAAAACCCGGATAACATCACCGTATCACGATCCTAGTCGGAATGGATCGATACAACTTATTGGGGCGGACGATTGCAAAGGGTCCGGCATGGAAGTACTGATAGAATCCTGGGCGTCCAATCGCATCAACTGGCTTCAACAGAGGCCGAGCACTGTGAAATCAAAGGAGCGTCATGTCCGCGAATACATTGCCGTGTGCAATATCGCGTGTCCACAGGACATGCAGGTGTTACCGCTGATGGATTGGCTTGGTGAAATGTGTAGCAATGGGCAGGTCAAGACGGCGAAGAACAAACTGAGCTCGATTCGTGACTTCGCGAAGTTCTTGGTCAAGAGCCAGTTGTTGCCAGTGAACCCATTTGTGGGCATCAAGACACCGCGAGCGCCCAGAGGCAAGCCGCTTGCCCCTTTCACCTACGAACAATATGAGAAGCTGGTTGAGTACGCCAAGCATTGTGAGAAAACACGATGGCAGGCCAGGGCGAATGGTCCCCTGCGTTCGACGGTGTATCAGTTCTTGTATCACACGGGCATGAGGCGGACTGAATCGCGACGGCAAGAGTGGTCGGACATCGACCTCGAAAAGCGTTGTATGGTCGTGACGGACGACAAGGCTCGCCGTGGTGATCGTGTGGCGCTGAGTGACGAGATTGTTGAAATCCTTATCGAGTGGAAGAAGTTTTCAACCGGTTGTATGCTCTTTGAGAAGTGGCCGGATCACAACACGCTCAAGCTCGATATGGCAGCGTGCGGGATCGAGACCAGTGAAGTGGTGCGAGGCTGTTGGCATCGGTTCCGAAAGTGTGCAATCCAGACTCGGTATGATGTCGCAACTGTGGATCAAGCAAAAAGATTACACTTTTTTTCACGGCACGCAGACCCGAAGGTAATGTTCGATCACTACTTGAGTTGCGATGTTAACAGCACTCGCGACCTCGCCAATCTGGGGCCGAAAACACGCAAGCAAGTGCGTACCCAACTTGACAAGCAACATGAAGGCGGAGATGATGATGGTGCCGATGGAGCATTTAGATTCCCGGCGTTTGCAACCCCGCTAACTATCGGCCTTGGGGGTTCAGCGCCGCCGAGATCGAACAATCAGACAACGCGGGTTCAAATCCCGCTGGGGTCATTATTAGGGTTCAGAGCAAAAGAGGCCCCCCTCCGGGGGGGAAGCTCGGACCCGAAACCGAAACCTAAATCGTCTGATTCAATCGATCTCCTGAAAGAAGCACTCTTTCAGCAAGGCCGCCTTGTCGCCTTGCTCGAAACCGTGCTCGGAGATCACGATGAGCACGGACACTCAGCCGATCGAGACCAAAGTTGAACGATGCACCGGGGATCTCCCCGACATGCGCCCGCCACTTCGCCGACGCAATCCGCACGGGTTCTGGAAGAATCATCTATGCGCACTTGCTGACGGCGAGTGTGACTATCTCAAGATCGATGGCGGATCTTCGAGCGAGTACGCATTTAACATGCGAACCTCGGTGGGCAGTATCGCTCGCGGCCTTGGCATCAAGATCAAGATCCAATACATCCGAGGCGATGACTACATTGTGACACTCCGCAAAGGCGGTGTCCAATGAAGTGCATAACACTCCACCAGCCATACGCCTCGCTGATTGCCTGTGGTACGAAGCGTTGCGAAACAAGATCATGGGCACCGCCCAAGAGCATGATCGGCGAGCGAATCGCGATCCATGCCGCCAAGCGTATCCCGCATGAGCGACCACCTTTTGAGACCGGCGAGATCGTTGGTTCATTGATCAAGGCCGGTATGTATCCCATCAAATCTAGCTTGAGTATTCCGTTGGCGCTGAGACCATTGCCCCGTGGCGTGGTGCTCTGTACTGCGGTGATCCAGGGCGCATTTAAGATCAATCGGGTCAGCAGGAAGAAGTACGCATTTGGCGAGGGGTTTGGTAGAGAGTGCATGGTCTTGACTGACAAGTGGGGCGATTACTCCGTAGGCCGCTGGGTCTGGATGCTCACTCATGTCAAGGTGCTTGATGAGCCGGTTCAAGTTCGAGGCCAGCAGCGGATTTACAGTGTGGATCTTGACGCGTGTAAAGGCGGAGCATCGTGAATCATCATCGTGCTGTTCAATCCGAGGCTTGCTCCCTCTCTGATCATGTGACCGATGCAGACTTCGGTTTCATCGATCCGCCATATAACCAAGGCGTTGACTACGGCCATGGTATCAGTGACGATAGAAAAACATACCGATACCATGAGATGCTTCGTAGCTGGATTGATGGTCTCGGTGATTGCTTGCGTCCAGGCGGGGTGATCGCGGTCTTGATCAGCGATGCCCACGCTCATGTTGTTGCTGATTGGATGATCGAGCAGTACGGCGATCCGCTCGCCCGCATCATCTGGCATGAACGCTTCTCGCAATACAACCAACACAACTGGACCAAGGCTCACCGTCACTTGATCATTCACAAGATCGAGGGTCCAAAGCACACTTGGAACACCGAGCATATCCGAGTGCCCAGCCAACGGATGCTCGCCGGCGACAAGCGAGCGAAGGGGCCGCGGGTGCCTGACACCGTTTGGACCGTTCGACGCCTGCAAGGGACGAGCAAGCATCGTGTGGAGGGGCATCCGTGCCAGCTCCCACCCGAACCCCTTGAGCGATTGATCCATGCCTACACCAATCCAGGCGATACGGTCGCCGAGAGTTGTTGCGGTGTTGGCTCGCTGGCGGTGGTGGCACAACGGCTCAATCGCCGTTACACAGGCGGCGACTTGAACCCCGACTTTGTGGCCATTGCCAACAAGCGTCTTGACAATGGGAGCGTGCCGTTTTGAACACCCTCCTATTCATTATCACAATCTGGCTCTGGTTCAACTGTGGCGCTCTGATGTGGGCACACCTGACAAGCGGCGGCTCCAAGATGCCCACGCTTATCGAGTGGGTTCTGATCGTGTTCTCACCGTTCACCTGCATGTTTTCGGGATTGTATCTCATCATCGTGAAATCAAAGAGTATCAGAAGGAGCAGCAAGCATGGCTGAACCAATCCCATACAGCGAATACGACCAAGCCGATGTTCGCGCTTTGCTTGACGCGCTCCCGCTGAGCGCTGAGGGTCGACGCATCGGTGCAGGCATGTATGTCTCGTTCATTGTTCGCATGGAGTCACACACACGCACTCATTCAATCGTGTGCTCTCGGGTGGTGGGGACAACACCTGATCGCGTGTTCTTTGAGCTCGGGTTCAGCAAGCTCAACTCCATCGGCGATGGCATTCCTGGGAATCGGTGCTATATCGATCCCGATCTTTGCCGTACGCAGTTTGCCTCACAGCAGGTTGATCGATTGGACGAAACAGCATGAGCGAGCGACCCACAATAATGATCGGGGATGATTGTGTAGTTCCCTGTACCGCTTCGTTCGGTCCAGACTTCATCCATCCGACATCGATTGCCCATGTGCGAAATGTGTGGCTGGGCCTGATGGAAAGCTGCCTGCCGTTCCCTCGCGCAACAGGTATGCTCGAAGCGAATGGGATACGAAGCGTGCTTGGTTTACTTTGCCAAGTGTGCCACAACCTCAAGCTCGTTCATGTCACCAAGCAAGAGTTTCAGCGAGAACTGCCGCCCTATTCGGTGTGCTTGCTCGCGGGGATCTCGTTCGACGAAGTGTATGAGAGCGAAGCCCTTGGCGGCGATGTTGATTTCATCACCAGGATAAACGACAGCGATGAATACACCAGTCGATCGATCGTCAAAGCACTTCGCGCTCATTTCGATTTCGAGGACAGTTGTAATCACAAGACCGACCTCCGCATCAAGATCACAAGAACCCCGTCATTGGGTGAGGATGGGATCTTGATTATGACCAATCCGGTCGCGGCAAAATCACACGGGTTTAACCAAAGGAATCGCAATGGCTATTACAGATAAACAACGCATCGCACGCATGAAAGGGATCGGATCTTCGGATATCGGTGCCATCATGGGATGCAACCCATTCCGATCGGCTCATGATGTTTGGCTCGACAAGACAGGCCGCGCGGTTGCCTTTGAGGGTAATGACCACACCCGGCGTGGCGATGTTCTCGAACCCGCCATCCTCCAACTCGCATCGATGGAGCTTGACGAGAAGATTGCTGCACCGAAAGGGGCGTTTGTCAAGGGGATTCTTCGCGGGAATGTTGACGGGCAGATCAATCGGTACGGCAAGGGCGAGAAGATCGTTGAAGCCAAGAGCAGCCTTGTCGATGAGGGGTGGGGTGAGCCTGGCACCGACGAGATCCCAGAGCATGTATTCCTTCAAGTGATGTTGCAGATGATGACCGCCGAATCTGACTTCACCTATGCCGTGAAGCTCGGCGCTTTCTTCAAGCTCGATATCTATGAGATTGAATACCAGCGTGACATCGCGGACATGATCGAGTATTCAGCCAACAAGTTTTGGCAAGACAATGTGATCGCAGATTTCCCGCCCCCGATCGATAAAGCCACTGATGGAACGCTTGATTATTACGGATCGCGACAGCGTGACGGGGGCAAAGAAGCCCTTGTCGATCCAAAGCTCTGCAAGGAGTATTACGACGCTCACATAGCCATGACCGCTGCCGAGAGTGCCAAGAAACTTGCCAAAGTGAAGATCCAGCAGCAGTTGGGCGACTGCGCGGTTGGCAAGGTTGAGGGGTTTGCCTGCCGTGCCACCACCTGCAAGGGGCGATCTTCAATCGATAAGAAGATGCTCGAAAAGCATTACCCAGAAGCATACAAGGCCGTTCATTCATACGGCAATCCATACACCATGACCACCATCAAACCAAAGTGAGCACACGAACTATGTCCCAGCAAAACACACCAGACGAAATGATCGACCAGCAAGCAATCGCACAAGTTGTTGTGCCGCCTGTACAGATTCCAGAACCACCAACCAACGAAGTACGCATGGCGATGGTGAAGGCGTGGGGCGAGTTTGATACCGTTGGAATGGATGCGAAGAACAATCACTCGGGCAACAAGTACGCAACACTTGATGCAGTTGTGCGAGAGATCCGCCCTGCAATGGCAAAGCACGGGCTCATGCCAAGCCAATCGATAATCACACATAATGATCGTGTTGAAGTTCAGACCACATTGAATCACAGCAGCGGGCAGTTTTTAACATTCCCCCCGGTTGTGCTCCCCGTGACACCGCACCGCAAAACCAATGAGGTCGGCCCCCAGGAGTTTGCATCGGCGGTTACTTATGCACGGCGATACAGCATCCTTGCTGCGCTTGGCATCACGACCGGCGACGATGACGATGGGAACATGGCACAAGGCTACCAGCAAGGCGACAGGCAGCCTCCCAAGGCTCGCGGAAGCAGCGGAGCAGGGGCAAACCGTGTGCGTGCCAAGCTCAATGTAGAGCCGCAGCATAAACCGTTCGGCGACGATCGTGCCATTGGTCTTGAGAACCATGCCAAGGCAAACGGCATCACGATGAATCAGATCCGCGATCACCTTGTAGAAAGCGACTACGCAGATTTGGCAGAGAAGGAAGCCGCCGAATGGCCGGAAGTTTTCGCACCCATGATCAACGAGTTCATTAGCAAGAACGCGGTGAAGGAAGAAGAACCCAAAACCAAAACCGCCAAGAAGCCCAAGGATGGGAAGGAAGAGGTAGCACATGAGCAGGGATAATCGAAACCGAAAGCACTCCCCAAGGCGACTCGAAGGCGTGAGCCGTGATGCGGATCACGACTCCAAGAACCCGAATAACAGCCCTGAACTGACCCGTGCATTAAAAGTCCTATGCGCCGCAGCGGTCAAAGTGAAAACACAAATCCTCAGCGACGAAGCCGACAAGGTTCTCGCCCCGGTCAGAAAAGGTATCAACAAATGATCCAGGCACAATACATCGGTCTCAGAAGAATCGACCCAGACCCGACCGGGATTCAGCCCCGGTCAACACTCAACCAGCCGACGCTGGGCACCTACAAAGCCAACTACGAGAACGAGGATATCGACATGCCCGCGATCGATGTTTGGGATATCGTGGGCGGCAATGGGATGTTGCGGATCTCCGACGGATACCACCGCTACACCGCGGCCAAGGATGCGGGCAATAAGCAGATCCTTGCCACGATCCACCAGGGAACAATGCTTGAATGTGTGCATCATGCACTTGTCGCCAACTCAATCCATGGCTTGCAAATGAGCACCAAGGATCGAGAGAACGGTGTTCGCAATCTTGTTGAATCCCATGAGCGGGCGGGTGTTCCTCTTCCATCACTCAGGGCAATGGCAACGCTCGCCGGCGTGAGCCATGAAACCGTGCGAAGAATACTCAACAAGATCGACCCCGCCGGACAGAGCAGATCAGCGGACAGCTTCGATATCAATGCCAAGGAAGAAACGGCATACACCGAAGATCGGAAGGACAACAGCGATTGGGCAAACGCCAACGAAAACGAGCCCGAGATTGTTCAAGATGATCAGGAGCAAGAAGCGAAGGCCGATGCTGACAAGAAAATGGTTATCGTTGAAACCAATGTGCATGACGGTCAGCAGGCTTTTAAGGAAGCCACCCGCTGCATCAATGACCTCAACTCATGCAAGAAGCACATCGCCACCTTGGAGTGTGGGCACTATCTCGCAGAGCATGTAAAAGACATCGACCGCAATATCGAGTTTCTTCGCCGTGTGTTCACGCTGTCGGCACCCGCTCGCTCATGCGATGCGTGTGAATCGGCGGGTTGCTCTAAGTGCAACGGCAAGGGATGGGTATGCAAGTATCAGGCCAGCCAGCTTGATCAAGATGCCAAGCACGCGAGGGGGACAGATTGAAACTCGTATGCCGTGACTATCAAGAGAAAGCAAACGATGCGCTCGATCAGGCGTGGGTTGACTATCAAACCGCGCTGGTTGTATCGGCGACAGGGACGGGTAAAACCTTCATGTTCGTCGCCATGATTGCCAGGGCGATTGCTCTGGGCGTCCGTTGCTTGATCTTGGTGGACTCGACGGAGTTGGTGAACCAGACCCGCGAAGAAATCGAGACAATCCTTGGCGTCACAGCGGACATCGAGCAAGCCGGTCAAAAGGCGATCATCAATCCAGACTATCGCATGCCTGTTGTCATCGCGACGGTTCAGAGCTTGCGGTCGGGTTCTGATGATGGGAAGTGGAAGCGATACATGAGCTTCAAGCCTACAGACTTTGATCGGGTGTTTGTTGACGAGGCTCATCTTTCTATCACACCAACCATCATCGAGATCGTTGAGTATTTCATCAAGGGAAATCCGAACTGCCGAGCCGCAGGATACACCGCGACACCCAAGCGTGGTGACGGTCGATCGCTCGAACAGCTTTATCAAACCTGCCCATTCCGCTATGACATTATGGACGGGATCAATGACGGATGGCTGGTGCCCGTGCGAGGCCAGATTGTTCGGTGCAACTCGGTCAAGCTCGCGGATGTCAAGCCTCGAAGCGGTGGGGATTTCAGTGAGGAACAGATCGGCGAGATCATGGAGGCGCAGCAAGCCTTGATCGAGCAGGTTGCGGGTCTCAAGAAGTATTGCGAAGGAAAACGGACCATTGTGTTTGCAGCAAGGGTGCGGCACGCCGAGATCAT